CTCATGGCTTGGCCTCCAGCGCGGCGCGGGCTGCTGCCTCAATGTGCGGAGGAACATTGCTTCCACTCGCATGAGCGTGAATGTAGACCGCCAGCGGCCAGCGCAGCACATCGACAAGGGCGCGGAGCCGGGTGATCTCCTGCGCCATCTTCATCTCCGCTGCGGTCGGTCCTGCGTATCGTGCACACAGGAAATCAACTCCGAACTCCTTGTAGATGTCGCTCATGGCTTGGCCTCCTTAATGGCCGCGAAATATGCTGGACGCCAATCACCGTCCTGCGTGTTTTCCCATTCGGCGCCGCACCTTTCGCAGCGTCTGACGGATCGTCTAGACACATACGTCGTGTTGTCTGGCAGGGGCATTGGCACATCAATGGTCATCCGCCGCGCCGTCTTGTGGAGGCAGGAGAGGCAGAGCAATACTTTAGTCATGGCGCAGCATCTTCAAGCGCGTAGGTCGCTGTTTTCTGATGGTTATAGCAGTTAGTGCATTGAGCCGCCACGCTAGGGTGTGGCGTGGCTTGAATCCGTCGAAGCGCCCTTTCCAGCACCTCGACGCGGGCGCGCAGCCTCTCAACCTCAGCAGCGGCAATTGCAGCCTCTGCTTTCTCCCGCTGGGCTTCCCACAACTTGTATTCCACGCCTTTGGGAATTCGGTGACCAAAACCTATGCTGGTCTTGTCGGGGTCTATTCCCTCTGCAACGCAGAGTGCGCGTGCGACTGCTTCAACAATGTCGCTCATGGCTTGGCCTCCTCCTTGAACGCGCATCTGTCCACGCCATCCTTTTCCCTGCGATTGATCTGCCCACCGTTAGGCACAAATGGGGTCAAAATCGGCAAGAAGAATGCTGCGGGAAGCCGCAGGTCCATCTGGTTCTCTTTGAAGTACCGGCAGAGTCCATCACCACTTGGATGCAGCCTGCCGTTCTTCGTGCGCTCCCACTCCGCGTAGATGCAGCCGACGCAAGTTGATGGCTCGCTCATGGCTTGGCCTCCTTGTCGAGCCGAGCGATGAGCGCGTCGGCGAACATGACCGCGTCATACGCGCATCCATTGAAGGTTCCGCTTGAGCCGTCGTAGCTAGAGTTCGCGAGCTGCCCCGCGAGACACGCAGTCGCGATGCGCTCGCGTCGGTCGGCGCGGAGGCGCTCGATCTCGGCTCGCATCAACGCGATCTGCCGCCCCGCGATATCATATGCCTTCTGATTGTCGCTCATGGCTTGGCCTCCTTCAGCTTGGCGTGTATTGGGGTTGCGTTGAGTAACCGACCGCTGGCTGGATGGATGCGGTCGTTCAACGCTCCAACGAGTTCTTCAGGTGGGCGCGGCAACCTGACATCCCTCTCCAGCACCTCGATGCGGGCGCGGAGGCGCTGGTTGTCGGCATTAAGCTCGCACACTTCGCGAGATAGCTTCTCTATGATTTCGTAAACGTCGCTCATGGCTTGGCCTCCTCTCGTGTAACGACCAGCTTGATGGTCGGGCGTTTCTCGCGATTTAGAACCGCATAGCCGGTGATGTGGCCGGTCTTCGCGCGATTGCCATGGGGAAAAACCACGCTGACGGTTGAGTCGGAGCCGTGATCCTTTATCAGAGAGGTGATCAAGGCTCGCAATTGACCAAGTTTCACGGCTTGGCCTCCTTCAGCGCGGCGCGCAGATTCTCCTCCAAATGCTCCCAGCCCTTTCCGGCTGGGTCATAGGTATCGGCATTCTCGTAGTCGATGAGTGCCTGTGCTGCTGCGCGTATGGTCTCCAACTCCTCCACGCGGGCGCGGAGGCGGGTGATCTCGTTCAGCAGAAACGCACGGTCTTCATGCGATTTCGGGCAGATCAGCGACGGGCCGTAGCGCCACCGCTCACCTAGTTCGTGCCTCTCGCGTATCTCGGCTAGCTTCTTGTCAACGTCGCTCATGGCTTGACCTCCTCGTGTAAGACATACTCGTCGGAGACCCAGGCTTCCTCAACCCAAATCCCGTCGAATTTCTTGTTATACTTGTTATCCTCAATTTCTTTTGCGCAGGACTCTGCCATCTCCCTATCAGCAAAGACCCTGTAAACATACGTCCGGGTTCTTCCTTCAGAGTAATCGCCTTCAACGAGAACTATCCAGACGACGTTCTTGGTCATGGCTTGGCCTCCTTCAGGGCGCGACCGCTACTCGCAAGAGTAGATCTGTTCCGACCGCCGCAGCGGCAGCCATCGCGGCACGGTCGTGAATGACTTGTCGCGGAACAGGACGCGGTTGGTCGGCTGGATGGTCAGGCGACCGCCATCGGTTCGCAAGAACATGAACTCCTTTGCCTGAGCCGGCGCGTGTGTGTAGGCGTCTCCTACCGGGATGGCCGTGAACAGGTATTCCGCGCCCAGCTCGGCGTCTGCCGCGCGCACAATCGCGCCGAGCCCGTCGAGGTAGTCGTAGGTGTGCAGGGAGAACTGCGAGTTGTAGCAGTCCCATTCCTGCGCGTCCTTGATCGTCCACGGATCGGGGTCGCTGCAGAACGCCAGCGCGTGAGGCGGAAGGTCTCGGTAGACCGCGCCGCACTCAAGCAGCACCGTGCAGCCCCATGCTCGACCAGGATGGCTGTGCAGGCCGAACCAGACCGCAGGTAACCATTCGTCGGCGCCGAAGCCGATGAAGGCACCGCAGACCGAAACGTATTGATGGCGTGGCAGGCTGCCGCTGGCGGTGAAGAGCGTCATGGCTTGGCCTCCAGCGCGGCGCGGGCTGCTGCCTCAATGTGCGGCGGCACGGAATTGCCTGTCTGGTGCGCGTGGATGTAGACCGCCAGCGGCCAGCGCAGCGAATCGACGCGGGCGCGGAGGCGCTCGATCTCCTGCGCCATCTTCATCTCCGCTGCGGTGGGGCCTTCGTTCTCGCTGCAACAGTCGCGGAGAACATCGACCCCGAACTCCTTGTAGATGTCGCTCATGGCTTGGCCTCCTTGTTCAGAACTTTGTCGATACGAGCCATCATTGTTGCTTGCTCCACGACTCCGCGCTCTGTCATTGGTCTCCAGTAGATGAGACCGTTGTGACGAGCGTCGATCAATGCATCCGTCAACTCCATGACGCGAAAGCGGAGGCAAAGAATCTCCTCCGCTGCGTCGGCAATGATGTGAGCATCCTCCTCGCTGTACATGCGGGCTGCTTGAGCGCAGTCCATTAGGGTTCTATTGCTCATGGCCCATCCTCCTCGCGCATGGCCCGCACCACTTCTAGGAGATCCTCTTTGTTGGCCACGCCAAACGAGAGCATGCGCTCCAGGTCCACGGAGTGGGCAAGCATCTTCTCGTTGTGGGCGCGGATGCGGATGATATCGTCGATGGCGTCATCGATATATTCGATCCTCATCTTCCGCATGGCTTGTAGCGTTCGGAATGTTCTGGTCATAGGCCGGCCTCCTCCTTGATGCGGTTGACGACTGGCCAGAGTTCCTCGTGGACGAGGTCGTGGATGATGTCCTCGGGGGACTTGTCATCGGCGAGGTGGAGTACCATCCGTTCCTGTGCCTCGTCAAGGATGGCTTCGCGCAGCGTCACCATGATGGCAAGGATCTCCTTCTTGGCTTTGGCCTGGGCCTTCTCGATGCGCTCGTAGCAATGGAGGGCGGAGCATTGCTCGCGGTGTGCGTCGGTCTCCCGACAGTACTGCTCGTAGCTATACTGGTTCATGGGGTTCCTCCTTGATGAGGTGGTAACCGGCAGCTTGGAGGGCAGCGAGAACAGCGGCGGTATCCTGCCGCCACCACCCTTTCTCCTCTTCGGAGAGAAGGTGCCATGGCTTGTGGGGGTATTCGTTGACTGCCCATATGGCAGCGATGACATCGAGGTGGTCCATCAGTCTTTCTCCCGTGAGATGGTAAGGAGTTTATCGCACTCCGCTTCTATGACACCTAGGAGGCGGGCTACGAGGCGGGCCTCACCCTCGCTGGCAAAAGAGAACTGGAGGGTGCCTTGTTGCAGGTGGCGATGCATGGTGAGAAGGTACTCCTCGACAGCGGTGGCCAAGGGCAGCGGGTCGAGGGGGGTTGTTGGCACAAGCAGCTTGTTGAAGTCAATCTTTTTCTTTCTTGCCACGTGGCTTTCTCCTCTTGTTTAGGATGGCGATGAGTTCTTCGACGACTTCATTTCGGAGGGCGGGGCTGCACTCCACCGAGACCACGACCATGAGTTGCTTGTGGCCCCGGAAGATGCTGCCGTCGATGTTTCGGAACGTGGTCTTCATAGCGTAGGTTCCTCATGAGGTTGGCGAGGGCGGCCTCCGGGTCAGAGGGGGGTCGGAGGTAGCGGATGGCGTAGACGGCTTCGTTGTTGCGTAGGGATACCGCTTCCAACTGGCGCTTGGCAACCATGTTCTGGATGCGGATGGCAACAGCGGGCCGGGCAATCCCCGTGAAGGTTGCTAGCTCGGTGGCAGTGAAGTCACTCCCCAGGGTCTGGATTGCCGCTACCACCCTGCGGGTCAAGCGCCCGCCATTGGGGGCACCAAGGAGCGGCTTCGCAGTATTCGGCGCAACGGACGTTGCTACCTTCACGCTTCTGGACATAGAGCTTTCCCTTGTCGTTCTGGTAGGAGATGAAAGCGGTGGCCGTCTCCTCGGAGTTGAAGAGTTTCACGGCGGACTTGCGCCCCTCCTTCATGACGGCGAAGGTCGTTGGCTTGTACCAGCGGTCCTCGGCGCTGCACTCGGGGTTGCTCTGGTGGTAGAGGATGCGCTGGGAGATGCGCTCCTCGGCTACGTCGTGGGTCCACACCGGGATGTCCACTACCTGCATGGGCAGGTTGGGGTAGGTAACGTCACGCACCGAGAGGAACTTGGCCCAATCGCGCAGCATGACGATGACCTGTATGGCCTTGACCTCCATGCCGTGGAGGCGCAGCAACCAAGCGTAGGTATTGAGTTGGTTCTCCCAATCGGGCTCCACCAGTTGCTTCTGGAAGCGAGAGACAGAGGTGACCTTGTAGTCCTGGAGGATCTGCTGGTCGACCAGCAGGCGGTCGAACTTGCCGCTGATGGTGACACCGTGGCGAGAGGCGAAGAGCCGCTTCTCCACGATGGCTTCCGTGTCGGCCTCCTCCAGCAGGCGGTGGAAGGCTGAACCCAAGAGGTTCATGAGGTAGTCGGAGGCGTCCCGCTGGATGTCCCCCGAGTGGGCCTTGGCTAGGCGCACCATCTGCGGGGGTTTCCAGAGGGAGGTCACCGAGATGTCGGCGTCCCCGATGTCATAGTCGTCCTTGGCGAGGGCGGATACGACGGGCTGGGGCAGGTTGAACTTGTTAGAAAGCGGGTTCATGCAGGTCTCCTTCATCATGGCGCTTCTTGAATTCGGCGGCGATGCGGTAGTGGCGGAAGGCTTCGTCGTACTTGCCTTCCCATTCGAGGTCAACCGCTTTCTGCTGGTGCTTCTGGTACAGGTGGTACGTCGTTTCCACGGGCTTTCCTATATCGTTCGAGGGTCGAGGTGAGTTTGCGGATCCACTCTTCGAGTTGCTCGGGGGTGAGATCCTCGGGGTCGATGGAAAAGAGGGCGCTCAATTTATGGTATCTCCTTGTTGGGGCAGGGTGAGGTAGCTGATGTATTGGAGGACGGCTGCGTTGTGGGCGGCGAAGAATTCCCCAAACTTGGAGGGGGGCACGATGCCGGCCATCTCGGCAGCCAGTATGCGAGCCAGCATATCCAAACGCCAAGTGGGATCAATGTTCTCGAACTTTTCCCAGATGTCGAGGGCACGGTTACGGAATTCGGATTCGGTCATGGCGGTTCTCCTCAGAAGTTCCATGCGAGGTTATGGCGAAGGGCAACATCCTTCATGTTCTCCAAGAGGCAATCCTCGAAGAGACCGGGGATGTGGTCACTCGAAATATCGTGAGCACGTTGCATATCTTCTGCTAGCTCCCGGCCCAATGTCACCACGGCTGGGATATCTCGGTTGACCAGATCTCCGACACCCCAAGCGCAGTTGGGATCGTCCATCTCCTCAAGGTAGAGGTGGTCGGGAATGATCCAACCGATGGCGCAGCGGGCATCGCCGGCCCGGTACTTGCAGCCATGCTCGTTCTTGCTGCGCTCGCCCTGTTCGAGGAGACGCTGGATGACGTAGTCGAAGATTTCCTGGGGGGTGTTGGGGATCATGGGTTTCTCCTTGGGAAGGTGGTCCCCCCACCACTGGGATGAGGGGACCTGGGTGATCAGAAGGGGATGGAGTCGTCGTACACTCCGGTGTCGAGGGGCTCGGGGTTGGCGACCTCCTTGACCACGGTGAGGCGGCAGACCCGGACCTTGGTGTTCTGGTAGTCGATGGGGACGGAGACCACGTCGGCGGGGTCCACCTGACAGAGCATGGTGCGCTGCCCACCGAAGCTTCGGAGGTACTCGAAAGAGCAGACGTGGAGGCCGGTGGAGCAGGTGCTTTCGGGGTCGTCGTCCACCTCGGAGCGGGGCATGGTGTGGGTGGTGCCCACCTTGTAGCAGTTGGTGCGGCTGGTGTGCACATCGTAGTAGGTGTCGGTGACCTTCTTGTAGAAGAGGAGGTCACCCTCGGGGGTGATGGCGATGTTGTTGGTGGCGACGAAGCGCCAGAGCTGGTTGCGGCTGCGCATCGAGGGGTTACGCAGCACCTTGTCGAGGAAGGACATGAGGGGGCCGATGTCGAAGCCCTTCTCCTTCATCGAGAGGATGTGCGGGACCATGACGTGGTCCACCTCGGTGCCGTTGCGCAGCAGCCGGTAATCCTCGATGACGAGGGAGCCATCGGCATACTCCTCGATGGTAGCCCGGGGGGTGATGTGCTCGATGGCAGCGTCCCACTCGCCCTGCCGGATGCACTGGAGGGCATCAGCGAAGCCCTGCATATCGGAGGTGGCGGTGTAGGTCTGGCCGTCACGGATGATGGTGACGGTATTGGTGGTGATGAGATGGGGATACATGACAGATCCTTTCACTTGATGAGGGAGATGATGCGGGTGAGAGCGGCAGCCTCTGACTCAGCCCACGACTTGGTATCCAGTAGGGTGAAGAGGGGGTTAGCCCGGATAACCTTTAGGTACTCCTTCTTGTAGTCGATGTTGCAGGAAGCCCAGCCAGAGCAGAAAGCCTGCACGTCGTAGTAATGGACAGGGTGGAAGTTGGCGGGCTTGGGTGGAGGGGGAGGGAGCAACCCGCTGGCAGCGAGGGCTACATACAGGGGCGTATCCCAACCGTCAACCTGTTGATAGCTGTTGTAGAGAGCGAGGGCTGGAGCCTCGGTGTCGAGGAAGACCTGGGCGGCAGCCTCCCACTCGGCGGCGGCATCCCTGAGGGTGTTGTACTTGCCCTTGAAGTCAGGGGGGATGAGAGCGATCTGGCCTCCGATGCGCCGGCACATCGCCATGTAGATGGCACGGGAGAGCCTGACACCGCGCCAGTAGGTAGCCTTGTCCACCACCGTCACCGGGAGGTAGTGGGTGCAGGGGGTGGGGGATACCACAAGGGTGCCCCGGTCGTTGAGGATGCGGTGGGCGATGGGGCGGGAGGCCTTGCGGATGGGGGCTGCGGTGGGGATGGAAGAGAGGGGGATGATGGGCAGGCCCATGTCATCGAAGGGTGTCCTGTCCTCCACCACGTACACGTCGGTGCCGGGGCCGTAGTTGGGCTGGTTACGGAGGGTGTTCTCGATGCGCTCCTGCATCTTGCGGTTGTCGTCTTCGAGGTAGGCCACGTCCTCCCAGTAGAAGTAGAGGTTGGACCCGGAGGCAAAAGTGCCATTCCACCTCTTGCGCTTCCGGTCGGAGGGATTGAACTTCCGGTAGCTGGCACCGTGGATCTCCACGTGGGTGTTACCCACCCTGTAGGTCCTACCGCCGGGGGCATTGAAGATGTAGGACTTGTCGAAGATGGAACCCTTGAGGATCTGCCAGATCTGGGGGACGGTGGTGCACTTGGCAACCAAGTCATCCTGGAGGCTGAGATAGTCCTGACGGTGCAGGTCGATGGCATTCTGGATGCGCTGGATGGTGGCGGGGGAGTAGACGATCTCCTCGCGAGAAGCGGTCACTTCGATGGTGCCGATGGGGAACTTGAGGACGAAGGGCGGGACCCGCTGGAAATGGGCGGTGTTGAGGGGGTAGGCCACCGGACCTACGAGGATGGAGGGTTTGCCCCCGGAGATGACGAGGTACTGGGGGTTCTCGTGGATGATGGTGGGACCGTCGTAGGTGCAGCCGGTGATGATGGGGCGGGGCTCGAAGTACTGGATCTGGGAGAGGGCTTCGACCCACTCGGGGGAGGGCTTGGCTGGCACGATGATCTCCAACCCGGTGTCGTTGGTGGGCTCGGAGGATACCTCGTGGAGGGCAGGCATCCCGTCGGCACCGATGCTGGCCATGTAGGTGGTCTTGGTGCCAGCGTGGGAGGAGACGATGGTGTAGCTGTTGGCGATGGCGAAGGGGCTCTTGGCACCGAGGCCGAAGCCGCCGATCTGGCTGTTGTCACGGCGCTTGGTGGATTCACCGAAGCGGGTGAAGACCTCCACCATCGAGGTGCGAGAGAGGCCGGGACCCTTGTCACGGATGCGGAAGGAGGGGTCGAGTGCGGTGGGCACCCGGATCTCCATGGGCTGGGTGGGTGCAGCGTCGAGGGCATTGGATGCCAGTTCGCGGACCACCGAGGAGATGGGGTTGGAGTAGAGGCGAGAGGTCAGAGCCTTGACCATGATGCCGTTGGTCTGGATCTGGAAGTCGCAGAGTTTGGTGAGACCGGAAGACTCGTGGGTCTGGGAGATGTCGATAAGCATTGGAACCTCACAAAATTGAAAGGAAAACTAGGAGCCAGAAAAGGACAAACAAAAAGGCCGGGTTCACACCAGCACGGTTAGCTTGTCCCGAGCGGCATCGGGTACATTGCGAATGGCTCGCAGCCTGTCGTCATAGTCGAGGTCTCCTATCTTGTGGATGATGTCGAAGGTGTCGGTGGCCTTGGAGAAGACGATGTAGGAGGGCTTGCGGAGGTTGGCCTTCTCCCACAAGAGGATGGGGCTGCACCAACCGAAGGGCTTCTCGTGGATGGGGAAGGCGCTACCCTTTGCCACGAGGGCTGGCCGCCTCCCCGACTCGGTGGAGATGAGGTAGATCATGCGATCCTCCAGACTCGGATGCCGCCGGGGGCAACCCGGCAGGTGAACTTCATGTTGTGGGTCTTGCCGTAGTCCCGAGCACAAGAGCGGATTGATTGCTCCTTGGCACGGGGGACGAGGAAGCTATGCCCAACGGACATGAAAGGGAAGGGGTATTTGGTGCGGAGATTGTAGATCTTCTCGGGGATGGGGACGGAGTAGGTGATGCGGTAGGTCTCGACTTCGGTACGGTACTTCATGATGGGGTCCTCACGGTTGATTGTTGGAAAGAGCGGCTTTGCGGAGAAGGGTCATCTCGTCATCGGCGGGTCCTCCTATGTCCAACGATTCGTAGATTTGTTGTACATACCAGTCCTGTTCGGCTTGGGTGCGGCTCTTGCCTACACCCAGGATGCCATTGGATTGGTAGGTCCAGAGCATGAGGTCCTTGTCGTAATGAAACATGGGTTCCTCTCAGCATGGGGTGGCGGTTGCGACGGTGCCGACGTCGGTGAGGGAGAAGATCACCACGGGATTGCCGGCGATGTCCAGTAGGACGATGCGGAAATCGGAGAGGGGCGGGGCGTCCGTCATATCCCCTGCCTCGATGGCTTCGAGGCAATGCAGGTGGGCCTCGTAGAGGTCGAGGCGAGCCTCCTCCAAGGTACGGTAGCGGAGGGGCTCGTCGTAGTCGTCGTAACCGTAGGGCTCCCAGCCAGAAAGGCTGCAAACTTCGATCATAAACATGGAGGTTCTCCTTTCAGGGTCCGAAGGGTCCGCCGAAACGCTCGGTGTTGTCGGCGCAGGTGTCGCATTGATAGCCACGCATCTTGTCCTCTCGGGTCAGGACATTGGGGGTGTGGCAGGTGGGACAGGGGAGGTTGCGGGGGTTGTTGGGGGAGGATGCCCGGAGAGCGGAGCCCTGCTGGGCAAAGTCCGCATCCTCGTCGTCGAGGTAGAAATCGTCATCGTCATTCATGGGGGTCACTCCTCGGTGGGAAGGTTGACGGTGAGACCGTAGTCGGCAAGCCATTCTTGGGCACTATGCCGCAGCCGCTTTCGGAAATTGGACGTCCCTTGGAGGTTGTCGTGCAGTTGTTGCAGGACTTCACCCACCTGCATGATGGCTTGGATTTCGGGAAGGTTGGCCACGGCATTGTGCTTCCGGCACAACGTATGGAAGCCTTTCCCCTCCATGTCGAAACTGTAGATGTCGTCAGGAATGAGGATGCCTATGGCACACTTGGTGCCGTCCTCGCCACGATAGGCGCAGCCTCCAACGTAGGGCTCGTGGCTGACTCTCCCTTGATCCCAGAGGTGCTTGAGAACCTTGTCGACGACGGCTTGGGTATCCATTGGGATATCTCCTTAGTGCTGGGGGTAGGTGACGAGGGGGACGTTGCGGTCCCAGCAGTTACGGCAGGTGCCGCACTTGCCATTGTTGGAATAGGCGGGGCAAGAATGCTTGCCGGTGGTGGACACCGCCGATGTCACGAATTGCTTGTCGGGGAGGACTTCATCTAGCTTGTATGCCGAGAGGCGAATGGTGAGGTTGTCGGGGATGGGGCCGACATAATCCTGGATGATCTTCTTCTCCTTGGTGGGCAACCAATGCTGGATGGTGGGGGTAAGGCGGGCCACCTTGACGATCTTGTGGAGATGGGAGGGGTTCTGGAGGTCCCCGCTATCGTGCCACCGGAAATGGCGGGGCTTGGACCCGGCAAGATCATTTAGGAGGAAGGACATTGCATCGACCCAGCGGGGGTCCTTGAGGGACGCCAAGCGGCGCTCCATCGCATTGATCACGTCGGGGAACCGGTATGATCCCTTGAGGGCATAGCAGCCGTGGCAAACGGTGCCAGGGATCTTGGCCAGCTTGGCTCCCGTCTTGCACATTACTGCGGGGATGGAGTAGGACCACCACGGCATCTTGCCCGGCTTGCTGAGACCACCGACAAGATCCCATGCTTCGCTACGAGTAAACATTGGAAATCTCCCGAATAACTAAATGGTTGGGGGTTAGTCAATGGTGAGGAGGTGGAGGAGCACCCAGAGGAGGAGGATGGTGGAGCCGAAGACGATGAATTCGACGACGGCTTTGATGATGGTGGAAATCATTAGTGGGCTCCTGTCAATTCGATGACCCACGTGATTTCATTCAGTTCCTGCCGGCATTGAAACCCTATGCCGTTAAAGAGGAGGTTGCGGGTGATCTTCATCATGAGATCGAAATCGTCGGTGACGTAGCGATACATGGGTTTCTCCTTTCACCCGTGGATGATGACGTTGAGGTCGGCAATGGCGGCATCATATTGACCCCTCTTATAGGGCTTGCCTGTGAGGGCCGAAGCCCGCAGCAGGATATCCCTGCCGCTCATTCGAGAATGCTTCATGCCGAGGGCGAGCATTCTGAGATGCCCCTTGAGGAAGACGGCTTGGACACCGGGCTGCCCCGGATCCTTGATGGTGATGGTATCGGACATGGTCAGTCCTCCGAAAAGGTGATGAATACGACCGTGTTCTGGTCAATGGGGTAGAGGGTGATGGTGTCGCCGTGGTCGTCGATATCGCAGCAAACATCTGATAGGCCCAGCATTGCTTTTGCCAGCTGGATGATGGAGTTTTCCGTGAATCCCTTAGGGATTTCGGTGGATTTGCGGGTCACCCATGCATAATTGGGTTCTCCGCCGAAGGTGTCGGTATATTCGAGGTGCATATTCATGGCTGCCTCCGTGTCGTATGCACTATTGCATACGGTGATGCCGACCCGGTTAAAGATCGGCATCCCCCTAGGCATTAGTCAGCCTTGGTGAAAGTGTCGATGAAGCCGAAACCGTAGGACCTCATGGACAAATCCCGATGTATCGAGGAGTATTGGCGGGAATGTTCTTTTGCCCATTTGGCAACGTATTCGAGGTAGATTTGGGGGATCGGGACAGGAAGTAATCCTTCCCATTCGGCAGCACGAATTTGCCCCGCTTCATAGGAAGCAAGAGCAATATCGGCTTCATTGGGTGACATCATGTCGGATGAAGCATTTAACCTCATTTGGACATCTCCTTTAGTTCCTTCTTGATACGCTTGGCGGTGTCACCACGCCACGAGGAGGCATTGGCGAGGAAGTACAGGACGACACTCTTGGCATCATCGAAGTAATACTTGTCGTCGATGGTGCGGAGAGCCGCCATCGCCTCAATGTAGGGCTTTGCGGCATAATTCACATTCTTCCAGTCCCGCCGGATGTCGGCGGCAATCTCATAAAGGGGGCGAGACATTATGTTTCTCCCAAAAGGCGGCGGAATTGCCGCGGCGAGGTCTACGGTGGCACAGCCGTTTGGCGGTGTCAACAAGTTTTTTTGCCGTTGCGGTTCAAGGGGTTAGGCGGCAGTTTGGAACGGTTCCAAAGTGCGGGGTGAAGGCGGCCATATGATGTATTCACCCTGTAAGTGCTTGATTTCATTGAGTGGGTGAAGGCTGTGAAGGTAGTGAAGGGTGATATTACCCTTTCCATGGGGAAGGATGGGGATAGATGGGGGAAATGTTGCTAGTGAACCTTCACCCTCTTCGGGAATGTAATGAAATCAATGGGTTAGCTGTTTGGGGTGGGTGGGAATGGGGGTTGGGGGTTGCTAGCCGGGAATTGTGAGGGATTTCAATGGGTTAGATGTTGCTAATTGTTGCTAGATTGTGGGGATAATTGTAATTTTATTATAATGGGGCGGGGAATATAATGGGAGGATTATGCTGGGGATATTGAAATTTTCTTGCGAGATATGTAATAAAAGATTCACGAAAGATTCACGCCATTGAAATTCGGGCTGTGCTGTAATGGCTTCCGTCGACTTTTATTCCAGTCGGAATATAAGGGATGACATTATAAGAGAAGGAAAACAGATTATGTCCAAGATGCAAATCGTGATCGACCTCGATAATCTGAATATTTCGGCCTGCGGCAATTATTATAATATGCCGATCAGCATCGCCGAGGATAAGATAAGGCTTATCGGCATTAATAAGGATGCCTCGGCCTTCATTAACAAGGGGCGGATCATTATCCGCAAGGGGGCCAAGGCCGCCGCCGCGAAGGCCGATAATAACACGGCGCGGATCGATAATATCGAAAAGGCGCTAGGCTCGATTATCGAATTGCTGGCTTCCCAAAATAAGGCCAAGGCCAAGGCCAAGTAACATAACATAATCAATTAAATAATTGGGGTCGGGATATAATGTCCCGGCCCCTTTTATTTTGTCCCGAATATATAATATCAGATAATATAATATAATATAATATAATCACATAATATAATATCATATAATATTATGGTATTATATTATGTGATTTTTTTTGTGCTTTTTTTTTTGTGCCTAATTTTGGCGGGGGGTGGGGGAAAAACAGGCCGGCAGGCAGTTGGGGGTTGTGGGGGCCCCCATGCCAGAAATTTTTCAAAATTTGGACTTTTGGGGGTGGGTACTCTATAATGCCGTTTGGGGCACCCGTCGTTGGGTAAAACACCCCCTTCTCATTTCTCTTACCTCCCCTAGGTCCCCATGGATATTCTGCAAACCGTACTCCATAGCACCCTCGCCCTCTCCCTCAAGACCCAGAATTTCCATTGGAATGTCGTTGGTCCCCACTTTGGGCCCCTCCACGACCTCTTTGGCAAGCAGTACGAGGAACTCCAGGACGCAGCAGACCTCATAGCGGAGCGCATTCGGGCCCTTGATGACTTCGCACACCCCCACAACAGCAACGAGGGGGCCGACGCCGTAGACCCAATCCCCTCCAAGCCCCTCCACTACCGCAAAATGGTCCAAACTTTGGCGGTGGAAAACGAGAAGCTGGGTCTCCTGTGCGCCAAGGGGGTTGCTCTCACGGCGGAAGAGGACCCCGCGACCTCCAATCTCCTGGCGGAGAGGCAGATGGCCCACCAAAAGGCCGCTTGGATGCTCCGCTCGCACCTCCTCGGCTCATAATTTCCCTTGATTTTGGGGCGGGGGCCCCCTAAACTGAGGGCATGCGAGCCCTAATCACCGGAATCACCGGCCAGGATGGCCCCTACCTAGCCAAATTCCTCATCTCCAAGGGGTATGAGGTCCATGGGGTGGTGCGCAGCCACTCCCCGACCCTCAAAAACCTTGACTTCTTCCACATCCGGCCCCAAATTACCCTCCACCTGGGGGATGTATCCTCGGGCCCCGACATGCTGCGGGTGGTAGAGCAGGGTTTCGACGAAATCTACAATTTGGCGGCCCAGAGTTTCGTGGGATCCTCGTGGGACCAGGCCACTTCCACTACCCACATCAACGCGCTGGGGCCCCTCAACCTATTGGAGGCCATCCGCCGGGCGTCGCCGCGCACCAAATTCTACCAGGCAAGCACCTCGGAGATGTTTGGCAATTCGCCGGCCCCCCAGGGGGAGGAAACCCCCATGATGCCAAGGAGCCCCTACGGGGTGGCGAAGCTCTATGGGCACCACATCACCCGCAACTACCGCGAGAGCCACAATCTCTTCGCCTGCTCGGGCATCCTCTTCAATCATGAGAGCCCCCTACGGGGCCCGCAGTTCGTCACCCGCAAAATCACTTTGGGGATTGCGGATATCATTGGGGGGCGCGCCAAGACGCTGGCACTGGGCAACCTGGATGCCCGGAGGGATTGGGGGTACGCGGGGGATTATGTGCGCGCCATGTGGATGATGCTGCAGCAGCCGCGCCCCGACGACTACGTGGTGGCAACGGGGGAGTCCCACACCATAAGGGACTTCCTCTTCCACGCCTTTGACCGCGTGGGTTTGCGCTGGGAGGACCACATCACGCGGGACCCCCGCTTCGTGCGGCCCGCCGAGGTCCATTGGCTGGAGGGAGACCCCACCAAAATTAGGGATATTGGGTGGGAGCCCGACGTGACTTTCCGCCAGCTAGTCAACAAGATGGTGGATTGGGATTGCTACAACCGCCGTTCTTAGCAATCGTAGCAATCCTTCCTAGCAAATCAATTAGCTTAGTTTTAATCCAGTGGGCCACTCGAAGTTCCACTTGAGGCCGTGAGTTTGGGCAACATCGCGAGCGTCGAGGAGAAACGATGCCACGAATGCCGACCCTGAACCAACTCGCTCTGCCGCATCATCGTGGGCTTGCTGGAGTGATTCCAGAATGTTCCGATTGCGGGCAAACGGCTTCATCCGGGGGTAGGAATACACGGAAGGGTTTAGCTCCTTAACTACGTGGTCGAATACGTGTTCCGGGCGCTTCTTGAAGTAGGCGTCGGGGATGAGCCAACCCACCACACACTTCAGGGTGGTGTCCCCCTTCTCCATGCGGTAGGCGCACCCCTTCTTGGGCCAGTAGGCGGGGCAGCCCTGCTTGACGATTTGGCGCACCGCGTAGTCAAACTGGCGCTGTACCTCAGCCTTGGACATGCTTAGGACTCCTCAGTGTAAAGGTGGTGCCACACGACCTCAGTGTGTGGGCGGTGCCACACGATGATGGGGGTGTCGGGCCCCACGTAGGCCCCGGCGATGTTGAACTCCAGGAATTCGTGGGCTTCATCCTCCTCCATGCCATCGCGGGTCATGAGAATGTTGAGGATTTTGGGGCCGCTGTAGATGAGGGTGTCCACCGGCTCTGCACCAGCGCCCTGGCGTTGCCACACCGTGGCTTCACCCAGTATGGCCTCATCGTACCCTTCAAGTTTGAGCATTTGGGATCCTTTGGGAAAAGGCCCCCACCCAGTAGCCCCACTAGGTGTAGGGTTATTGGGCGGGGGTGAGTGGGGTAGCTGACAGGACTGAAAGAAACGTGGTGGGTGGCCGGCCCCAGCGGGGTCACAGCCATGTTCCGGGATGGAACGCCGCCAAGGTACTTGGAGGGGGTGAGGGGCGCAACCCCCACGTGATCACAAATTGTTACGGATTGTTGCAGCCCCCGGGGGATTTTGGGCGCGGGTGGTTCCCTCTTTGTTCTTTGGGGGTGAAGGTGGGTGAAGGTTAGGGGGCCGGGGGTTCACCCCGTAAGTGCTTGATATTGCTGGGCGGGTGAAGGTTGTGAAGGTTGTGAAGGCACATTTCCCCAAAGAGAAGGGGTATATGTGTGGGGGGCGGGGAAAGATGGGGGAAATTTGGGCGCGGGACCTTCACAACCTTCACCCTTCCTTTAATTTCAAGGGGTTAGCGCCCCGCAACAAAAGATGTAGGGGTGAAGGTTAACAAACGTAAAACAAACTGATTTGGGGGTGGGAGGGGGGTCCTCATCATGATAGCACAGGGACGGCGCAGCCGTCAAGTATGCAAAGTTTTGGGGGAGGGGATTGCGCCGCCGCCCACAAGGTGGTACGTAGGGGGCCCCTCAAGGAGGATGTATGGACGAGAAGGAATCAATGATCTTGGGGCCCGCCGGGCTCTACAAGCTGGTGGCCCATGCGGTGAAGCCGTGGAGGACCCCCAACGGAGATGTATTCGTGGATCTGTGGATGGATGACATCCGGCACACGGTGCCCGTGAAGAGCGAGGCCTTTACCGGCATCCTCTACATGCTGGCGGCGCGGGGTGCCCCCGGCAAGCTCCCCAGTGCCAAGGCGCTGGAGGAGATGAAGGCTTTTTGCATAGGGACGGCGCTGGCATCCCAGCGCATCCTTCCGGCATTCGTGCGGGTGGGAGGCACTAGCGGCGACCTCTACTACGATTTTGGGGATGACACCCGCGAGATGACGAGGTGGCGCGGCGGCAAATGGGAAACCGTGAGGACTACGGGCGAGGTCCCCCGGTTCTACCGCCCGAATGGGATGCTCCCGCAGGTTAGGCCCCAAGGGGGCGGGGACCTCTTGGCCCTCTTGAGGAAGCACGTGAGGTGCAAGGAGGATGACCTCTACCTGTTGGCTGCCTGGTTGGTGGGCTCCTTCAAGGTGGGGGGCCCCTTCCCCGTCCTCATCATCAACGGGGAGCAGGGCTCCTCCAAAAGTACCACTACGCGCCTTTTGCGCCGGTTGGTGGATCCCCATGCCAGGGATATGAGGGAGCCGCCCAGTAACTCCAGGGATTTGGTGGCCGCCGTCAAGAACGCCTATGTGGTGGCGGTAGACAACGTATCCACTTTGCAGCACAACCTCAGCGACTCCCTGTGCCGTATCTCTACCGGCACTGGGGCCCTCGGCGGTAGGGCTCTCTACACCGATAGTGATGAGGCGGCCTTCACGGCGTGTAGGCCCATCGTGCTCAACGGCATCCCCGCCTTCGCGGAGCGCGAGGACCTCGTATCCCGTAGTATCAACGTGGAGTTGCCGGCTATTCCCGCCAGGGATCGCATGGACGACGACACCTTCTGGCACCAATTCGAGATGGACATGCCCCTCCTGCTGGGGGCCATCTTCGACTGCGTGGGCAAGGCACAAGAGGGCTTCTCCTCCGTGAGGTTGAGCGAGGCCCCGCGCATGGCCAACTTCGCCCGGTGGGCCTTCGCGGGATTGGGGCCCGACGCGGGGGAGCGCTTCCTCACCGCGTACTCCAACAACAAGCAGGAGGCCAGCGCCCACTTCGTGGAGCACAACGATGTGGCCCAGGCACTCATTTCCTTGATGAAGGAGAAGGAAGTGTGGTATGGTAGCTGGGCTCAACTCCTCGCGGTACTTGCCCCCCACGCCTCGCCCTCCAAATTTTGGCCAGAAAACTCCTTGCAGTTACGCAATCGGATGATCCGCATAAGCGAGGACCTGCGGAAGTGCGGATTGGAGTGGCGCAAGAACGGGCGCGAGAGCAAATCGGGGCGCAGTTGCGTCGAGGTCCGCCGACTCAAATCCTTTGTCAATAACCACGTTCTCACGAGTGTATCATGAAGGAAGAAGAAAACCCCATCATGGAGGAAGCCCAGCGCGAGGTGGAGGTGATGCCCCCGCTGAAGGCTTGGCGCGACTCCCGCCGCATGGACCTCACCACCAAGGAGGAAATCTTCTGCAGGGAGTACGCCATCCACCGAGATTCCAAGAGGGCCTTGTTGGCCGCCGGCTATTCCGGGAACCACCCGGCGGAGATCGGAAGGAGGTGGCTCCAGCGGCCCCGCATCGAGAAGCGCCTGCGCACCCTCTTGGAGCGGGACCAGTTCCGCGCCGACCTCACCCGCGAAATTTACCACAAGAAGCTCCAGGATATCTACGACAAGGCGATGGGCGACGGGGATTACGCGGGAGCCAACAGGGCCATGGAGCTTCTGGGGAAGTCCCTCGGGTTCTTCGTGGAGCAGAAAGCCGTGCTCAACGTGACCTCCAGGTTGCAGGGCGACAAGGCCCAAGAGGTAGAAGAGGTGAAGCGCCTGGCCAAGATTGCGGGGGTGTCCCTTGAGTGACGCTCTCCTGGAGAAGCTGCAACTCTTGGCGGAGGCCAAGGCCCGCGAGTCCTACTACGCCTATTTGCAGTATGCCGCCCCGTGGATTCTCCCCGAGGGCTTCGTGGACGGGGAGCACATCCAGAAGATTGCCGCCCTTTTGCAATATGTGGAGGAGACACCCCGCGCCCGCGCCATGATCTTCATGCCACCCCGTAGCATGAAGAGCGTCAACGGCTCCGTCCTCTTCCCCTCATGGGTATTGGGGCGGCACCCCACGTGGCAGGTCATGGGAGTTTCCTACGGGCAGGAGCTAGCTAACGCTTTCGGGCGCGACACCCGCAACCTCGTGATGTCGGATGACTACCAGAAGCTTTTCCCTACGCGCATCAAAAGTGATAGTAGGGCCACCAACAGATGGGATACGGAACAGGGAGGTAGATATGTCGCCGCTGGTATTACTGCTGGCATTGCAGGTAGGGGCGCTAATCTTGCTATCATTGACGACCCCTTGAGCGAGCAGGATGCGATGTCGAAGAGCGCCCGCGAGTTCGTCAAGAACTGGTGGCCGGGCGGCCTTCGCTCCCGCTTGCAGCCTGATGGGCGCATCCTCATCATCACCACGCGGTGGCACGAAGAGGATTTGGCCGGCTGGCTCCTCCGCAACGCCGAGGATGACCCCCGCGCCGAGCAATGGCAGGTACTCTCCATCCCGGCGCTGACCGAGGAAGAGGAGTCCTACTGGCCCGAGAGGTGGCCCGCCGAGTACCTCAAGGGGCTGCGGGATGACCCCACGATGCCCCGGGGGCAGTGGAACGCCCTCTATATGCAGGAGCCCACCGGCGAAGAGGGCAACCTCATCAAGGTGGAGAACATCAAGTGGTGGCCCAAGGACAAGCCGCTGCCCTCCTGCGACAGCGTCATCATGAGCGCGGATACCGCCTTCGGCAAGAAGGAGACCAACGACTACAGCGTCCTCCAGGTCTGGGGCATCTTCACCACCGGGTACGAGGACAGCCGGGGCAAGGAGTTTAATGTGCCCAATGCCCTTTTGTTGGCCAACCGGCGGGGCAAATGGGAGTACCCCGAGTTGTTGGAGCAGGCCCGCCAACTGGCCAAGAAGTACAACCCCGATAGGATCATCGTGGAGAAGAAGGCCTCCGGCGAAGTCCTCTACCCCGACCTCCAGCGGGCTGGGTTGCCGGTGATGCCCTACGTGCCGGGGAAGGGGCAGGACAAGATGGCCAGGGTACACGCCATCATGCGCTTCTTCGTGTCGGGGCGGGTCTGGTTCCCCGAGGAGCAAACCTGGAGTTACGACCTGGTGGAGGAATCCCTCGCGTTCCCCAAGGGGCGCAACGACGACCAGGTGGACGCCATGACCATGGCCCTCCTCTACCTCCGCGATAGCTACACCCTCTATAACCAGGATGACAACGTGGGGGAGGAGGAACCCGCGCGCAAAAGGAGGACGTATTGGAGGGCTTGATTACCCCGGCGTTTCGTGATATGATGCGGCATGGCCATTGAAAACAGCATGCCTTCGGAAGTCCTGGGGTTGCGCGGCACCATCGTTGAATTGGACGATGGCGTCGACGAAGTTGAAACTTCGTTTGACCAGTCCCACGACGCCAACCTGGCGGAAACCCTCAGTGAATCCGAACTGGGGATGATGGGCAGCACCATCTGCGAAAACGTGAAGGCCGACCTTGACTCCCGCGCCGAATGGGAAAACCTCATCGTAAAGGGCATGGAGGAGTTGGGGCTCAAGATCGAGGAGACGGCGGAGCCCTTCGAGGGCGCATGCACCGCGCACCATCCCCTCCTTTTGGAAAACGTGGTGAAGTTCCAGAGCAAGGCCGTCCAGGAACTCTTCCCGGCTGCCGGCCCCGTCCGCACTCGCATCTGGGGCAACTCCACCCCCGAGAAGGAAGCTGCTGCCGCGCGCCTCAAGGAGTTCCTCAACTACCAGATTCTTGAGGAGATGGTGGAGTATTTCGACGAGACGGAGCGGCTCCTCTTTGCCCTTCCCCTCGTGGGCTCCTGCTTCCGCAAGCTCTATTTCGACAACGGCATCGGGCGGCCCATCGCTGAGTATGTCCCCGTCGACCAGTTCGTCGTGAGCTACAATGCCCCCGACCTCCGGAGGGCTGATCGCTACACCCACATCATCTATAGGGGCGACGAGGACCTCAAGGCCGATATGGCTTCGGGCCTCTACCGCGACGTTCCCCTGGGGGCCCCCGGCCTCATCGACCAGAATGCCATTGCCGCCAAGGTGGATGAGCTTCAGGGCGTGGCACAGCCCACCAATTATAGGGCCCACGTCCTCTACGAGTACCACGGCTACTTCAAGCTGGAGGATGACGCCAACCTCCCGTATGTCGTCACGGTGGATTCGGGCACCCGGCGCGTCCTCTCCATCCGCCGTAACTGGGATCCCAACGACCCCCAGAAGCGCAAGCTGGAGTGGTTCGTCCACTATCGCTACGTGCCCACCATGGGCTTCTACGGGCTGGGCCTCATCCACCTCATCGGCTCCCTCGCCAAGACGGCCACCCTCACCATGCGGGCGCTGGTGGACGCGGGCATGTTCGCCAACCTGCAGGGCGGCTTCAAGCTCAAGAGCATGCGCGTCGTGGGTGCCAACGATCCCATCGCCCCCGGCGAGTGGCGTGACGTGGATGCCACCCTCCAGGATATCTCCAAGGCCATCTACCCCCTCCCCTACAAGGAGCCGTCGCAGACCCTCCTCGCCCTCCACGACAAGATGGTGGGGGCCGGCCAGAAGTTTGCCGACACGACGGAGCAGGTCATTGCGGATTCTACCAATTACGGCCCCGTGGGCACCACGCTGGCACTCCTGGAAGCCAGCACCAAATTCTTTAGTGCCACGCACAAGCGCATCCACGCCGCCCAAAAGCAAGAGTTCAAGATCCTCCGGCGCATCGACCGCGATTACCTCAACACCTACCCCTACGATATCCAGGGGGCCCCGCGCCAAATTTTCCTTGCTGACATAGCGGCGCAGGTCGACATCATCCCCTCGTCGGATCCCAACACCCCGTCGAATGCCCACCGCCTCACGCGGGCTACCACCCTCCTGCAGGTGGCGTCGCAGAACCCGCAGATGCACGACATGCGCGAAATCTACAAGCGCGTCTACACTGCGATGGAAGTCGAGAACGTCGACAAGATCCTGCCGCCGCAGCAGCAGCCCCAGCCCCTCGGTCCCCTTGAGGACATCATGGTGCTCTCGAAGGGGATGCCCATCGCTGCCTTCCCGGGCCAGGACCACCAGGCGCACATCATGGCCAAGATGGCCTTCCTCCAGGATCCCATGGGCGGGGCTTCCCCCGTGTTTGCCCAGGTGGCCCCGCTCCTCCAGGCCAACATCCGCGAGCATATGCTCATGCAGTATGCCGAGGCTGCGATGGCCCAGGGTGTCCCCGGGGACCAGGCCCAGGCCATGGCCGCCCAGCAGGTTGCCACCATGCATATCCAGCAGGCCATGGCGCAGCAGCAGCCCCAGGATCCCACGCTGCAGTTGGGCATGACTGAGCTTCAGCTTCGTGCCAAGGAGCACGAGGACAAGATGCTCAACCACGCGGCCCAGCTTGCGGTGCGCAACCGCGAACTCGACCTGCGCCAGCAGGCCCAGGACCAGAAGGGCTATGTCGAGGGGCTCAAGATCAAGCAGAAGGATACGGAGGGTGTGCGCCGTGCTGCCACTCAGGCCGTCTCCGCAATCGGGAGGAAAACCGGTGCCCAGTAAGTCTTTTGGCCAGGCCCGCATGATGGCGGCGGCGGCCCACGACCCCGTTTTTGCCAAGCGCGTTGGCGTCCCCGGCAAGGTCGCTAAGGAGTTCAACCGGGCGGATGACCGTAGTGGTTTCCTGTCGTCGGCCATGCGGGCAAAGGGTCCCGCCTACCAGGAGGGTGGTAAAGTGGAACGCAATCGTAGTTCGGTGCCTTTTCGCAGCGCTCCCACGGGGAACGATGATGAGCTTCGCGGCATGCCGGATCTTGGGCGGAAGTCCCCTGAGCCGGATCGCCAGACCCAGTTCCTGGAGCAACTGGACAAGGATGTTGCCGCCGGGGTCGCGCGTCGTGCGCAGGAGGCCAAGGACCGTGCAGCCGCTCGCGCCAAGGCTCCGCCGCCGCGCAGCGACAAGAACAACCCCGACGCCGCCACCATCACCCGAGGCCCTCGCTACGCCAAGGGCGGTAGCGTGAAGGGCGGCGGTTGTGAGAAGCGGGGCACCCGTCCCGCCAAATACTACTGAGGAGCCAACAATGATGAAGAAGCCGATGATGAAGGGTGGCAAGATGGGGAATCCCGCCGCGCTGCCCTCCGAGAAGTTCTCCGCCCGTGCCAAGCGCGCTACCCTCCGGGGTGACGACATGGGCACCTACAAGAAGGGCGGCATGGCGAAGATGCCCGCCAAGGGTATGATGCCCAAGGGCATGATGCCGAAGATGGCCAAGGGTGGCTACATGAAGGGCGGCAAGTGCTAAATCACTTCCGTCGAGCAGTCGAAGAGAAAAGGAAACGGCTCGCCCTGGACCTAATAGAGGGGCGGGCCGACTCCTTTGAAAGTTATCAGTGGCACGTAGGCTACTCCTCTGGTATGTTGGCGGCGATCCAACTACTGGAGGAAATAGTCGATGCAGATGCCGACAGCGAAGAGCGCGGGTAACACCACTTGGTGGACCGACCCTACTATCCCGGATCCCGCCGACCTCCCTACGGTGAGGGGCTGGCGAATCCTGGTGCGCCCCATCCCCAATGCCCCCAAGACGAAGGGGGGCATCATCATCCCGGATGCCACCATCGAGACGATGGATCTCATTCGCAGCGTCGGGCAGGTGAAGGCGGTGGGCCCCATGGCCTACTCTCGCGGCGATATGGGCGACGAGCCTTGGTGCAAGGTGGGGGACTACATTCTCTACCCGCGCTACTCTGGAGCAAAGTTCTCCTATGGTGGCGTAAAATTCCTGTTGCTCAACGACGATGAAGTACTGGCGGTAATCCAGGATCCCGCCCGTATAAACGAGTAGGGTATTGACAACCCACTTCGTTTCAAGTATCTTGGGAATGCGTAACGCAGGATCGCAACTGTGGAAAACAAAGAAGACTGGGTCGAGGTGGATGTAGCCCCCACCGAAACTCCGAAGGCCGACGCGACCCCCGTCGAAAATGCCCCGGAGGAAGAGAAAGTCGGACATCGTGCGGAGAAGCGGATAAAGCAACTCCTCGCTCGTGTCAAGGACGCTGAAGAGAGGGCTAGCAGGGCTGAAGTTGCCGCCGAGGTCAAGGCCAAGGAAGCAGCAGAAGCCCTGGAGAAGGCCAAGGGAACCGAGACATCCGCCCACACGGTCTACCGCAACAGTTTGCAGGACAAGATCAAGGTGGCGGAGAAGCGGTTCCAGGATGCCTACGACGCGGCAGATCGGGACGCCATCCTCGCGGCGCAAAATGACCTCATTGAGGCCCGCCTTGAATTCAAGGCCCTCGATGCCTGGGAGCGCAGCAACAAGGTGGATCCGGCCCCCGCGCCACAGGCTCCGGCCCCGCAGGCCCCGCAGCAGCTTGCCCCCGCGACCAAGGAGTGGATGGATTCCAATCCGTGGTTTGGCCGGGGTGCCAACGCTGACAGGCTGGCAACGGCGGCGGCAGTGGCCATCTCCGACGACTTGGTGACCGAGGGATATGACCCCTCCAGCGCCGAGTTCTACGAGGAGGTCGAGAAGCGCCTGATGGCAGAGATGCCCCGGATGGCCTCGAAGATCTCCAAGGGTGAGCCGGAACCCCGAAAGCCGGTCGTTGCTGGGCAGTCGCGCACTCCCAGTAGGCGTATCCGCCTCGATGAGGGCACCGTGAGGGCATCCAATCGCCTCGGTGCCACCCTGGAGGACACCGCCCGCTACATGGAGAAGATCCAGGATGCGGGTGACGGATACGTCAACATCGATGTCAAGCGCGGGAGGAAGTAACATGACGATGCGTAGTACGCGGGAAGATACCGCGCGAAAGCGTGAGTGGAAGGAGCCCAACGAGTTGGATGTGCCGGAGAGTCTCTCCCGGCGTTTCCTCAGCGAGGGCTTCGGGACCCGCTGGATCCGGGTGATGCTTGAGGGCAAGCCCGACCCCGTCAACGTCATGACACGCATGCGCGAGGGGTATGAGTTCGTCCGCAAGGACGAGGCACCCGAGTGGCCGGAGGCTCCCTCCATGGAGTACGGCACGCACGGCAACCTCATCGTCATCGGTGACCTCGCCCTCGCCAAGTTGCCCCTCGACATCTCCGAGTCTCGTACCCGGCAGATGGCGGAGAGGACCCAGGCCCTGGCCGATGCCATCAACCGGCAGTTGCAGGAGAATCGAAACCTCAACCGCGCCATGCCTGTATCGAATCGCGGAAGTAGTAGCAAGGTGTTTTCTGGTGGCCGCACCCCTACTCTCGACTGAAACCAAGGGCCGCCTGAGGAGTAGAGCATGACTGCTACGAAGCGGCCCTTTGGCCTCCAGCCGGTGCGCATCCGGGGCGGCAGCCCCAACAGCGGCGCACTCAACACGTACCGAGTCGGCGCGTCCGCCGGTTCCTCGGACATTGGTGACGGCGACCCGGTGAAGCAGATTGCGGGCGGCACCCTTGCCCTGGCCTCGGCGGCGACGGATTACGTCATCGGCGTTGCCAAGGGCTTCAAGTGGGTGGACCCGGTGACGAAGCGTCCGACGTGGAGCAACTACCTCCCGGCGGGCACGTCTTCGGCGGACAGCAACATCTACGCCTACGTCGTGGATGATGACCGTGCGACGTTCATCGTGCAGGCCGATGCCTCCGTCTCGGCGGGCGACCTGGGCCTGAACTTCGAGCTTTCGGCCATCGGCAGCGTCAACACCTCCTACGGCAAGTCGCAGGCCGTCCTCAAGGCTTCGACGCGCACCACGGCCACCAAGCTGGTGCGTCTCATCGGCGTCTACGACACGCCGGACAACGCGCTTGGGGATGCCTTCCCCATCGTCGAGGTGCGGATCGTCCAGCACCGCGATACGCAGGCCTCGGCCTTCTAAGGAGTAAAGACACATGGCAGCTATCACTAGGGCAAATATTGCCAAGCAGCTCCTCCCGGGACTCAATGCAGTCTTCGGCGTGGAGTACGGTTCGGTCGACGACCAGCACCTCCCCCTGTTCGAGATCGAGAACTCGGAGAGGGCGTTCGAGGAGGAGGTGCTCTTCACCGGCTTCGGCACTGCGCCGACGAAGGATGAGGGTGCCGCCGTCGAGTACGACAACGCGCAGGAAGCTTGGACCTCCCGCTACACCATGGAGACCATCGCCCTCGCGTTCTCGATCACCGAGGAGGCCATGGAGGACAACCTCTATGATACCTTCGCGCGTGTTCGTGCCAAGGCTCTGGCTCGCGCCATGGCCAACACGAAGCAGGTCAAGGCCGCCAACATCTACAACAACGGCTTCAACTCGGCCTTCCCTGGTGGCGACAACGTGCCGCTCTTCTCGGCGTCGCACCCCACCATCGGCGCGGGCAACTTCAGCAACACGGCTGCGGTTGACCTCTCCGAGACGGCCCTGGAGAATGCCCTCATCGCGATCTCCCTCTTCAAGGATGATCGTGGCATTCTCATCGGGTCGAAGGGCGTGAGCCTGCACATCCCGCCGCAGCTTCAGTTCGTGGCCGAGCGCCTCCTGAAGACCCCGGGCCGTGTCGGCACCACGGACAACGACCTCAACTCCATCAAGTCGATGGGGATGCTGCCGGGTGGCTACACCGTCAACCAGCGTTTCACGGATACGAACGCTTGGTTCATCAAGACGGATGCGCCCAATGGCTCGAAGATGTTCGTCCGAGTCCCGCTCCAGACGAAGATGGAGCCGGATTTCGACACGGGCAACCTGCGCTTCAAGGCCCGCGAGCGTTACGCCTTCGGCTGGTCCGATTGGCGCGGCTGGTTCGGTTCGTCGGGCGCTACCTGACCTACCCTACCGTGAGGTAAGTGGGAGGGCTGGGGGAAACCCTGGCCCTCTTGCTTTTCGTGGTACCCTATGCTACACTGGGGGACCACCCCGGCAACAGAATCGGGGGCACAATTTTCCCCTATTCTACGGAGTGCATCATGTCTCGTTTCACGCGCGAAGTCTACCCCGTTGTCGTCGTCGCTTCGGTTGGCACCTCCGCCGCCGATTGGGGCGTCGATACCGATGGCTCCCTCATCCTCAACCAGGTGGTGGCCGCCTCCATCAACGGCATGAACGTGTCGTCGGCCCCGGCTTACCTGCCCATCAAGAACGCCGCTGGCACGGTCTACTACATCCCCGTGTACACGACCATCGCGTAAGGGTGCCAGATGTCCTGGACCCAGATCAAGTCGGCCTTCACCTCTGCCACCTCTACGGTGGTGGTGGACAGGCCCACGCGTCTTCGCAGCCTCTACATCCACAATGACCTGCCGGGCACCCTCTACGTCTACGATGCCTCGGCGGCCATCAGTGCGACGGGCCAGAAGATCCTTCAGGTGGACATGCCGCATAGGGCTACCTCCGGTAACCCCGACAGCGTCGCCATCTACATTCCCGATGCGGGCCTTCGTTGCGAGCAGGCTATGTTCGTGAAGGTCTCCGGTGGTGCCAATTGCGGCATCACCCTCTTCTTCGATTGAGGCCCAAAATGGCAAAGTCTCGTGGTGCTGGCGCGGCCCAGCGTGGTTTCGAGTACGACGTGTACCGCAAGGGCGGCAAGGTCAAGAAGTACGCCGAGGGCGGTGAGGTGGACCGCGAGGTGCGTCGCCCGGCTTTTGCCAAGGAGATGCTCCCCACGCGCCCCACTTCCCAGCAGCGGCGCATGGCAAGGCGCGCTCCCCCTCCGGCTCCCCCACGTCCCTCAGATACCGATGTCATGAAGGGTATCGTCAAGGACATGACCCGTGAGGAGCGAGTGCGCAAGGCCGTGATGCCCTCCGAAATTTACCGTAAGGGCGGCGGCGTGAAGATGGCCGGCGGCGGCTCCTGCCGGGGCATGGGTGCTGCCACCAAGGGCGGCAAGTACACCATCAAGTAAGCCATGGCAACCTCCGGGACTACCTCCTTCTCCCTCCCCCTTGACGAGCTGCTTGAACAGGCATCTCTTCGGGTTGGGGGCGAGCCCACTCTCGGTACCGAAGCCCGGGTGTCCCGGCGGGCTTTGGACCTCCTCTTTACCGACCTCCAGAATCGCGGCATCCTTCTCCACACTCTGGAGCAGGTCCTCGTCACCCTCACGACAGCGGTGGCTACCCTTTCGTGCAGCAGCGACACCCTTGATGTCCTCGATGCCGTCGTGAGGCGTGACGACACCGACCTCATGATGACCCGCATGGGTTACGGCGAATACCTCGACATTCCCCGCAAGACGCAGCAGGGCCGGCCCACCCACTTCTTCGTCAATCGCCAGCGGGACAACCCCCTCATCTACATCTGGCCCGCGCCCGAGAACAATACTGACATTCTCGTCTACTGGAAGATGCGCTTCGTGCAGGATGCCGGGAAGCTCTCCAATGACCCGGACATGCCCCGCCGCTTCTGGCCTGCCCTCGTCGCTGGCCTCGCCTACTACCTCGGGCTCAACCGTGGGATGCAGTTCCCCGAAACTCGCCTGGGCATGCTCAAGGCCGAGTACGAGGAGCAACTTATGCATGCTACCGACGAGGACAGGGAGCGCGCCACCCTCCGTATAGTGCCACGCTACAGGTACTGACATGGGCAATTTCGCCTCCGGCAAACACAGTTGGAGCTTGTGCGACAGGTGCGGTTTTCGCTACCGCTACCTACAGATCCGCAATGAGCCGGGCACCCGGTGGCGCGTTTGCTCTACTTGCAACGACGGCCAGTTCAACCTCAACACCCATCCGCAGAATCGTCCTCCGCCCGTCTACCCCGACCCGCAGGCGCTGCGCTACCCCCGCCCCGATGTGAACCTGGCGGTGGGTGGAAATGCCAATGACGATCAGCAGCTTCCCCTCGATGACGGTGGCCCGGGAGGTCCCTAATGGCCATTGTCAATGGGGATCGGGTCCGCGAATATAGCGAATCGAAGGGCCCCGGCAACATCAACCTTCAGGGGGCGGTGCGCACCTATCGCCGTTTTTCCGAGGGTGTGGGTGTCGGCAACCAAACCTACTACGCCATCGTGCATTCTCGCCTTGACCAATTTGAGGTCGGGATTGGCACCGTCGTCTTCGTAGGTGCTCTCTATTACCTCCAGCGCGACACGGTCATCGTCTCTTCCAACAACAACCAGTTGGTAAATTTCTCCGAGGGTAACAAGCAGATCAGCACCGTCTACCCCGGCACCCAATTCGATCTCATCACCGACTACGTTTCCCTCACGGGCTACTACGCCGCCCAAGCCTCGGCATACGCCACCGACGCCTCCAGCTATGCGACGCAGGCGGGCACGGCGCGCAACCAAGCCCAAACCTACGCTGCCAGTGCCGCCGCTGATGCCGCCTCCGCCGCCATCTACAGGACCGACGCCAGCGCCTACGCCACCAGCGCCCTAAACTATAGGGATGAGGCGTCCGTCCGCGCGGCCCAGGCCCTCACCTATATGACGCAGGCGTCAGCCTACGCCACCGATGCTGCGGCCCAGGCATCTCTTGCCCTCACCTACAAGGACCAAGCATCTGCCGCCGCCTCCCTTTCCAACTACTACGCCCAGCAGGCAGCCTCCATTGTCGCCCAGGTAAGTTCGGTAACAGCCGAGGTCTCCCTCGCCTATATCTACAAGGCTTCGGCGTCTGCCTTCGCTACCGAGGCGGGCAGCTACGCATCCCTCGCCTTCATCTACAAGACGTCAGCATCCGCCCACGCCACCGACGCCGCCAGCTATGCCAGCATCGCCGCAGTAAGGGCCGACGCTGCCAGCGTAGCTGCCGTGAGTGCTGCCGCCGATGCCTCCCTCGCCGGAGTGTACAAGGCTTCCGCCTCAGCCTATGCCACAGGGGCTGCCAGCGATGCCTCTCTTGCCTTCATCTACAAGACTTCCGCCTCTGCCTTCGCAACTTCGGCGGCTGCCGACGCATCCCTCGCGCAAATCTATCGCACCAGTGCATCCGCCTATGCCACCCAGGCGGGCAACTACGCCAGTGCTGCCAGCGTGGCTGCCACCAGTGCCAACAACGCGGCCAGCATTGCCAATGTGGCGGCCAATACTGCCAGCATCGCGGCAGTAAGTGCCAACAATGCAGCATCCATAGCCGGTGTCCACGCCAATACTGCCAGCGTGGCTGCCGTCAGCGCCAATAATGCTGCCTCCCTTGCCGGGGTCTATGCCAATACCGCAAGCATAGCTGCCGTAAGTGCAAACAACGCAGCCAGCATTGCCACGGTCAAGGCCGCCGACGCTGCCAACTACTCTTCCGTGGCTGGCGTCTACGCCAATACAGCAAGTGTGGCCGCCGTGAGCGCCAACAACGCCGCATCCATAGCGGGCGTGTATGCCAACACCGCTAGCATTGCGGCAGTGAGTGCCAACAATGCTGCCTCCCTGGCGGGAATCTATGCGACCAGCGCCAACGCCGCCCTCAGTGCCCTTAATGCCCGCATCTCCTACGGGACGGCGGCACCCACCGGGGGTAGCAATGGCGACATCTACTTCCAGTACGTATAGGGGAGCGCCATGACTACTCCTGTGGCATCTGGGTGGGGTTCTGGAGTCTGGAATGGTACCCAGACGTGGGGCGGAAGTCCCTCCGTCCTGCCGCCATGGATCAACATCGCTGGCACCTGGAGACCTTCTACCGTCTGGCTGAACGTGGGCGGGGTCTGGAAGACTGTAGTTCCCTACGTGAACGTCAGCGGAACCTGGAGATCCTAACATGTCTACTTCATACACCCAACTCTATGATTATATCCGCAGCGCCTCGGAAAACGATGATACGGAGTTCGCGGCGGCCATCCCCACTTTCATCGACCAGACCCGCATGCGCTTGAGCCGTGACATTGACACATATGGCTTTGTCGTATATACTACGGTGGCGGTCTCCACCTACCTTGTATCGGTTCCCTCCGATGCCTTGGTGCTGAAGAACGTCACCTATGTGTCGGCGGGAAGGTACAGCCAGCTCATCATGCGTACTGACGAGTTCCTCCGAGAGTATTGGCCGCAGCGCACCTCCGTGGGTGAACCCAAGTACTATGCCCGCTGGGGGTACAACCAAATTCTGGTGGCCCCCGCGCCCTCCACCAGCGCCTCCCTCGAAATCTCCTACGTGCAGATCCCCACCTCCATTGGCAGCGTGGGCACCTCCACTAATTGGCTCACGGAGTATGCCCCCGAGGCGCTCTTTTACGGGTGCATGCAGGAAGCCTGCATGTTCATGAAGAACTACCAGGCCGCCGCCCTGTGGGAGGGCAAGTACCAGGACGCCGTCGGGAAGTTGCGCAACGAGGCCCGGCGCACCCGCCAGGATGACAACCTCAATAACAACTCGCCTGCCGGCGGCGACAACACCCTGCAAGGAAGCGTGTAATGCCCTCTACGTATTCCCCCTCCCTCCGCCTCGAACTCCAGACCACCGGCGAGAACGCCAACACTTGGGGTGCCAAGACCAACACCAACCTTAACCTCATCGAGCAGGCGGTTGCCGGGTACGTCAAGATCACCCTGGTCTCGGCATCCGCCACCTACACCCTCGACATCGCGGACGCCTCCGCCTCAGATGGGCGCAACGCCTTCATCGAGTTCGCGGGTACGGTGGCCTCCGCCATCTCCATCGTGGTGCCCAACGTTGAGAAGGGCTACTGGGTCAAGAATAGCGCCACGGGCAGCAACCTCACCTTCCGCACCTCCTCGGGTACCGGCTTTACCCTTCCCACCAACCAGTGGGTGTTTGCGGTGGCGGACGGGACCTCGATTGTCAACACCACGCCCACCTCCCTTACCGGGTATGCGCGCCTTGCCAGCGACCAGACCTTCACGGGTCTTAATACCTTCACCTCTGCGGTCGCTGTGCGGGCGGCCCTTAGCGTTACGGGCAATGCCTTCGTGTCGGGGGTCACCACCCTCGCTTCAGCCGTGGACATCAAGGGGGCTACATCCCTCGCCTCCACCCTTCTGGTAAACGGCAACGCTGTCTTCAATAGCAATGTGTCGGTGTCGGGCACCTTCACGGTGTCGGGTGTAGCCAACCTCCTCTCCGCCGTCAACATCAGGGGTGCCACGTCGGTGGGTAGCACCCTCGTGGTCAATGGTGCAGCAACTTTCAACAGCACCGTTAGCGTCTCCAGCGCTGTTGTGGTGGGTCCCGGCGCTGCAGGAACGCCCTCCATCTCCACCACGGGCGACACCAACACCGGCATCTACTTCCCCGCCGCTAACACCCTCGCTGCTTCCACCGCAGGCTCCGAGCGCATGCGGATCGACAGCGCAGGCAACGTCGGCATCGACACGACATCGCCAGCATATAAACTTGACGTAAACGGCGCTATCAGAATGCCAAATGCTACTGTTATTTTCATGAACGATAGCTCTGGAGTAGCCAAACAAACGCTTCAGCTTTTTTCTGATGACAACACATATATGAGCACTCCGGGTGCGTTAATTTTACGCACCAACGGCACTACCGAGCGCATGCGGATTGACAGCGCCGGCAGGGTTGGTGTCGCGACATCGACGCCCAGCACCAATGCCATCCTAACGGTCAATGGAAACATTGCTGTTGCCATTCCAACTCGTAATGCTGCGTCTGCCAATCAAATCGGCGTTTGGACTTCTGACGATCCTGTCGACAACGCCCGCGCGGCTATCTCATTCGCAACCGTCGCCGGGGGATCTTCGTCGAGCAGCTACATCGCGTTTGCCACGAACAACTACGGCGTCTCGGGCGGCGAGCGCATGCGGATCGACAGCAGCGGGAATGTCGGCATCGGGACGTCGTCGCCGAGCGTGAAGTTGCAAGTCAGCGGCGGCACGGCGGCTATCACGAACCCCACCACCGCTGTGCTTCTCAATCTGAATGACACCACGACGAACAACATCCAGCTTGGTACGTCGGGCGACGGATTCTATGTAGCAAACACCGCGAACAAAGCGATCTGGTTCGCGACGAACAACTCAGAGCGCATGCGGATCGACGCTAGCGGAAACGTCCGTATTGGCACCGCTGCGCTGGCGACCACGGCCACGGACGGCTTCCTCTACATCCCCACGTGCGCTGGCACCCCGACCGGAACGCCCACGGCAATCACGGGGCTTGCGCCGCTCGTCATCAATACCACTAACAACAAGCTCTATTTCTACAGCGGAGGCGCTTGGCGTGATGCCGGGCCGTGAGGAGTGACATGAAGTTCGACCTGACCATCCCCGAAACCAACCTTGTCCTTAGTGCCCTCGCCAATCTCCCGTATGGGCAAGTGGCGGACCTCATCGCCAAGCTTAGGCAGCAGGCGCAGGACCAGATGAAGGAGACCGACAATGGCTAACATCGTGTGGAACATCGCAGCTCTTGAGTGCGTCACGAAGGACGGCAAGGACAACGTTGTCAGCACCGTCCATTGGACCGTCAATGGCGAGGACGGCACCAACACGGCGTCGGTGTATGGCTCCATTGGCGTCCCCTACGAAGGTGGCCCGTTTACGCAGTATGACGTTCTCACCAAGGACATCGTGGTGGGCTGGGTCAAGGCGCAGATGGGTGCCGACGAGGTCGCTAAGCACGAGAGCAGCGTCGCCGCGCAGCTTGCCGATCTGGCCACTCCTGCCGTCACCAAGCCCGCTCTTCCGTGGTGAGCGTCATGAACGAATCGGCGAAGCAGGCCGTTGACGCACTTTCCCTAGGCACGGTTGTTGCAACAGTAGCGGGCTGGCTTCCCGCCGTGGCCGCCATCTTCACCATCGTGTGGACCGGCATTCGCATCTATGAAAGCAGGACGGTGCAGAACCTTGTGATACGCCTGCGCGGGAAGTCGGAATGAACGATGGAAGCTTTGGAGGGAAATGAAAGTGGCCGAGCTTCGCTCCCCTCAGCTTGTCGCCGTCAGCATGAAGGCGGGCGTCAACCGCGAACTCACCAAGTACGCGGGCGAGGGCGGCTGGTACGATTCTGACAAGATCAGGTTCCGCTTCGGCCAACCCGAGAAGATTGGCGGCTGGCAGAATATCAACGGCTCAAACGACCTTGTCCAAGTCCCTGGGGTATCGCGCTCACTCTTTGCCTGGGTGGATCTCGACGGTACCCCATATTTGGGGGTGGGCACCAACTCCCACCTAATGGTGTGGGAAGGCGGCGAATACTTCGACATCACCCCCGTCGATACTTCCGTCTCTGTCACCAACGCCATATCCACCTCGGCGGGCATCACTATCATCAACGTGAGGGTTACTTCCCACGGACACAACACCGGTGATTACTTCTACTTTAGTTCGGTGGCCACCACTGTGGGCGGCAACATCTACCCAGTGAGTGCTCCCCTTGGGGGCTACCCCATCACGGTACTAGATGCCAACAACTTCACCATCGACGTAAGTGTTACGGCAGCCGCCACTTCCGCAACCTCCGGTGGGGCGGCCACGGGTTTCTTCCTGCTGCCCCCTGGGTCGCAGTCCAATTCGGCTCTTTTTGGGTGGGGTTCAGGTCTTTGGGGCGGAGCCCAACCTTGGGGAACTCCGGCTTCCGTTGCTTTCTCCACTCCCATGCGTTACTGGAGCATGGATAATTGGGGCGAGGATCTCGTGGCATCTCCCCGCGCGGGGGGCATCTACTATTGGGATTCCTCGATGGGCACCGATACTCGGGCCTACCAGGTCACCGCCCCATCCCAAAATACCCAAATTCTGGTGAGCCCGGAAGATCGCCATCTCATTTCTTTCGGGTGCCCCGATGCCGTCACCTCGGTGGTGAACCCCCTCTATATTAGGTGGTGCTCCCAGGAGAACATCACCGATTGGACTGCCTCCGCCACCAACACGGCGGGCGACAAGGTCCTCTCGGGGGCCTCCAAGATCGTGGCAGCAAGGCGCACCCGGGGCCAAATCCTCATCTGGACCGACGAGAACCTCTACAGCATGCAGCAGGTGGGCCCGCCCTACACCTTCGGGTTCCAGCTCATCGGCACCAACTGCGGCACCCTTGGGCAAAATGCGGTGGCGGAGGTTGCGGGTCGCACCTTCTGGATGGCCGACGAGCGCTTCATGATGTATGATGGTGCCGCCGCCCGACCCCTGAAGTGCAACGTACTCCGGTATGTCTTCGAGGCGCTGGATCGCACCCAGCTCGACAAGATCGTGTGTGGTAGCAACACTTCTTACAACGAGGTCATCTGGTTCTACCCCACCGCTTCAGGGGAGGTGGACTCCTACGTCATCTACGACTACATGCAGGACGTGTGGAGCATCGGCACCATGGTGCGCACGGCGTGGATCGACCAGGGCATCAACACCTACCCCATTGCCGCCGGCTACGCTTCCAGCGCCACCAAGCTCTACTACCACGAGTATGGCAACGACGCTGACGGCGAGGCCCTCCCCTCCTACATCGAGAGCAATCTCTTCGATTTGGATGCGGGCCAAGAGTTGATGTACATGGATAGGATCATCCCCGACTTCTCCGATAGGAATGGGGATGAGATGCCGGGTAACGTCGAAATCACGCTGCACACCCTCAAGTACCCCAACACTCCGGCGTCGCAGGAGATCACGAAGGGGCCCTTCACCGTATCGGCGCAGACACAGAAGATCGACCTGCGTATACGGGGGCGCCACGCATATTATCGCATCGACGGGGATGGTGTCAACACCTCGTGGCGCTTGGGTGCCATGCGTTTTCGGGTGGCCCCCGACGGTGAGCGATGAAGCCCCTCCTGCCCCTTCCTCCCCCCTCCCTTCCCCCGGATGCCCAGAGTGCGTGGGGTGAGTTGGTGCGCGTCCTCAACCTCTACCACGGCCAGGTGGTGACGGGCCCCGGCGTGACAGGCTACGCTGTTTCTGGTACAATCCCCGTGAGTGCCACTATCGACCTGGGGAGCATCAACGTGACGGCGGTGGCCTACACGGTGGTGAAGCTCCTCAACGACTTGCAATCCAAGGGCTTGGTAAAGGTGGACAAGACATGAAGGGCATCGAATCCGTAATGCGGGGCTACGCCGAGGGCGGCTCCGTCAATCCTTTCCAGGCGTATGCGAATACCGCCAACTACAGCCCCTTTAGCTACTTGGGACTTTTCTCGCAGCTTGCCCCGCGACCTCCCGTGCAGATCCGCACTCCGGGCAACATCCCCGGTACAGCTAACCCGCTTGCCCCTGCTGCCGGCGGCTACCGAGATGTCTACGGAAACCTGGAGGCAATCAAGGCCATCCAGGCTCTCAAACGAGCGGCAGCACCCGCTAGCACCACGGTCCCGGAAGCCCCCTCGACGCCAACAGGAGAGGGTGGAGGCAGCACGGGATTCTCTTCTACTCCGCAGGGTACTCCGGGGTCAGGCTTCAACGTGCCGGGAAATGTCCTCGGTGTCGCGGGCCTACTTGCTGGCATACCGGGAGCGGGCGCGCTTGGGTCGGCGCTGGGGATACAGGCAGCCAACGACTATCTGGCGGCAATGGGGTTGTCTCGCGACGTGTCTACTCTTGAAGCCCTTAAGAGCGGTTTGTCGTTTGGTTTTTTCGGCCAGTCTCCGCAAACGCAAGCCGACGAAATAATTGGACGAGCTTTGGAACAGGGGCTTCTCGATCCCGACGTAATCGATTTCGTAAACGAAAAGTTAGCTGGGCCCACCGTTGCCGAGCAGTATGGGGCGCAGGTGGCATCCGGGGAGAGGTCTGCTTCGGGCGCTTTCTTCGATGCCATCAACGATCTGAATACTGTCGGAAGGTTGTCCGAAGTTTTTGACGCCATTGACAAGCCAGCAAGGGAGCAGGCAGAGAGAACGCAGGGTCTGGAAAAAGCAATCGAGACATTGGCGGCAGGGGAAGCAGCGCTGGGAGGGGTGGACAATACCTTTGGTGGCCCGGGCGGGCGCGCAACCGACGCAGCCCCCACCTTTGGCGGCGTCTCGGATTTGGACATCGCCGCTGCCAATGAAGCTGCGGCAACTACCACTGCTCCTAGTCCGACAGACTTAGGTCTTCCGGGATTCGGTCCCGAGAATCCCGTGGGACTTGGCGTTGCGCTCGCACCTGAAGTTGCCACTACGACTCCTGTAACCGAAGTGACGACGGCTCCCGAAGTGGCACCCGCTGTCAACGCTGGACTTGCGGCTGCAATTTCGACCCCGTCTGTCGAAGTTCCTACGGAAGCTCCCGCTGTCCCGGGTTCCCCCACCTCCACTCCGGGCCCCACAGAACTCGGCCTTCCGGGATTCGGCACTATCGAAGATCCCTCAACTGTTGCGGACGTTTCTGTGGATTCCAGTGAAAGTGAGGGTGAGGGTGAAGGCGGTGGTGAAGGTGAGGGTGAAGGCGGTGGTGAAGGTGAAGGGGGCGGCGGCGAAGGTGAAGGGGGCGGCGGCGAAGGCGGAGAGGGTGGCGGTGGTGAAGGTGGAGAAGGCGGGGGCGGAGGCGGCGAAGGTGGTTGGGCCGAGGGCGGTTCCGTTCGCCTCTTCGACATCTCCCATCTGCTAGACTACCTGCGCCAGCGCCAGTTTGGTGCCGGGGGCTACGTCCCCGGTGGGAGCGGCGGCATGGATGACGATGTGCCCGCCATCATCGATGGGAAGGGGCCGGCGCGGCTCTCTTCCGGGGAGTTCGTCTTCGATGCCGCCACGGTAGCGGCGCTGGGGGATGGCAACAACCAGGCGGGTGCCCGCAAGCTCAACCAACTCCGCGAGGCAATTCGCCAGAAGGCCTACGGCCACAAGAGGCAGCCGCCCAAGAACTACAGCGTGGGCGACCTGGTGCGCCTGTATGATCGTCGTCGCTAAGGAGGGGGATATCCCCGCCATGGGGGCCCTCCTCGTGCAGATGCATCACGGGGTTCCCCTCAACCTGCCGCCCATCGCCCCCCACAAGGTTGAGGCGGCCCTCCGTCACTGCATGCAGAAGGGGCGCATCTTCCTGGGCTACAGGGGGGAGAAGCTGGGCGGCATCCTGGCGGTGCAAGAGGGGGAGCATTGGTTCAGCCACGGGAGATTCCTGGCGGACCTCGTCTTCTACGTGGCCCCATGCGCCCGCGCTTCCCGCATCGCTTCCCACCTGTTGCGGGCAGCTTCCGAGTATGCTACAATGAGGGGCCTTCCCCTCCTCATGGCAGTGGTGAATGGCGAGGACGTGGAGCGCAAAGATAAGTTTTACGCTCGGCATGGTTTCACCCGAATCGGTGGCGTATACAACAGGGGTTTCTGATGTCTTTCCTTTGTACCTCGACCACCACGACCCAGCCGACCACAAGCGTCCAGACGCAGCAGATCCCCGCGTGGTACGAGGAGGCACTCCAGCGCCTCGTGGGTGCAGGTGAGGCGGAGACGGCTGCCCGCCCCTACCAGTATTACGCCCCCGAGGAGCGCGTCGCCCAGCTTTCCCCCACCGAGGAAGCCACTATCGCGCAGACCCCGATGGCCGCCGGGGCCTACATGCCGGGGCTCTCCTCTGCGTACCAGAGCGCCGCGATGGGCTCCCGTGGGGTGGGAGATGTCGACTACTCCCAGTACATGAACCCCTACACCCAGTACGTCACGGACATCGCCAAGCGCGAGGCCCTCCGCGACTACGGCAAGATGCTCCCCCAGATGGGCTTCCAGGCCAGCAGGCAGGGTGCCTTCGGCGGGGCGCGCTACGGGGTGCAGGAGGCTGAAGCGGAGCGCAACCTGGGCCAGCTTCTCTCGGACATCGAAACCAAGGGGCTGGAGAGGGCATTCACGGCGGGCACCGGACTGCAGCAGCAGGAGGCTCAAAGGCAGTTGCAAGCTTCCCAGCTTTTTGGCAATATCGGGGAACAGGCCCAGCGCTTGGGATTGGGTGGCCTCCAGGCCATCATGACCTCGCAGGCCCTCCCGCGCCAACTGGAGCAGCAGCAGCGTGACCTCGCCTACCAGGAATACCTACGCGGCCAGCAGTATGGGATGGGCCAGCTTGGGCAACTCAGCGGAATCATCCGAGGGGTTCAGCCCGGCGGCACTACCACGACGCAGCAGCAGACCCTCGTCCCGCAGATGTCGCCGCTGCAGACTGCTGCCGGCCTTGGCCTCACTGGCGCTAGTATTTACAACCTGCTGGGTTACGCCAAGTAAAGCCATGGACGAGAACCCCCTGCGCGAACACGTTGATCTGGAATACCAGAACCACCCCGAGGTGCAGCGCAACCTGCTCATCGAGGCGGCGGTGTCGCGGGGCCTGCCCCCCAACTTCCTCATCAATCTTGCGGGGATTGAATCCGCAAACGAGGAGAACCCGCGCACAGCCACGGGCAAGAAGGAGTTGGAGGGGGGCGGGCGCGCCCGGGGCATCCTGCAGTTCATTCCGTCGACGGCAGCCGCATACAAGATTGACCCGCTCAACGTGAAGCAGTCTGCCGATGCCGCCGCCGACATGGCCGCCAAGAACCTTGTGCGACTGCGCCGCAACTTCCCCAAGATGAGCGAGAGCGAACTCCTGCACCTCGCGGGGGTCGCGCACCACAGCGGGATGGGCAACGTGATGCAGGCTCGGGGTGTCCCCCAGAAGCCCTATGCCCTCGACTATTCCAAGAAGCTGCGCGCCGCCACCGAGAGGGACAAGCGTACCCTGCGCGACGCCATCAATTTTCCGGTGCCCCCCGAGGTCAAGAATCCGAAGCCCGCGCGCCCCTCTGGGGCCGCCTCCCAGCCCATGCGCAAGGGCAGCTTGGACATCTACGACATCCAGCAGATGTTCAGCAATGTCGGGGAATACCCGCCCGGCGTCGATATGTTCTCCCGAGGTTGACCATGGACATTACGGCACTTTCCGACGACCAGCTTCGCGAATTTCATGGGCTTGCCCGCAGGGGACTTCCTCAGTCTTCCGGGTACGGCATGCGGGAACTGGCCGCCGAGATTATTCGTCGACGCGAAATTGGAGAGGGAGCGGCTGCTGCTTCCCCTTCGCCGTTTCCTTCGGGACCTGAAATCACGCAGTCCATCGCTAGGCCTCGGCCTCCCGGTTTCCCCCCGGTTCAATCCATGGGCGGGGATGTCGTGCCTCCGGTTATCGCTGATACCACGCAGCCGCCGGGCGGAAGCGCCACTCCTGGGGATAGGTCGAGGCCTCCCCCTGCGGCACCCAATCCCTACGATGCCATGATCCGCAGCCTGCTGCGGCCTTCGGGTGGCGGTGGGAGCCCCATCCCCAAGATTGATCGCATCGACGTAAAGGAGTTGACCTCCAAGTTCCCGGAGATCCCGGAGAGGGAGAAGGGCGAGGTCTACAAGTCCGACCCCTACATGACGATGCTGCAGACGGGCCTTCGCATCCTGGCGGCCAAGCCGGAGTTGGGTCGCAGCGGCCTCAACGTTATCTCGGAGCCCCTCGCCAAGGGTGTCGAGCAGTACCGGGGCGAGAAGGAGAAGGAGCGGGCTTCGCGTCAGGAGGAAGCCAAGGAATCGCGGGCTGATCTCTACCGCCGCCAGGAAAGCGCGAAGGGGACTGCCGCCCTCTCCCTGCAGGCTCTGGGGCTTAACCAGAGCGCCTCCTACAATGAAGCCAAGCTGGCGCAAGAGCGAGCCCAGCACGGTGAGACTGCCGCCCTCAAGCGCCTTGAGCTTGCCGTCAATATGCAGAACAGGCAGAGCGAGGACAACCTTCGGCAGGCGCAGGCTGAATACTATCGAAGCCGAAACCCCGAAGTTATTCTGCGGGCGGTTGCTCCTTTCGAGGATCGCCAAGCGCAAATTGCGCGCGAACTCGGTCGCTCCAATCTCACCCCGGAGCAGAAGGCTACCCTTGAGAACGAACGAGAGAGGAATGCCCGGTCCATCAGCTTCCTCCAGGGTACCCTGCGCGAGGAGACGCGGGCCGGCACTGCCCTCGATTCCGCCCAGATCCGAGGCCTCTTCTCAATTTACCAGCGAGGCGTGGGCAACCCATTGGCCCAGAATGACCCAGAGTACCAAAGGGCGGTTACCGCGTTGCGCCGAATGGGTCTGCTTCCTGAGACGCCGGATCCCAACGCCTCTCTTCCCAGGTAATCCGATATGGTGGATTTCGTCAAGGCTGAATTTGACGACAAGCTCGGCCAATGGGTAGCAGCCACCGGCAGGCCGGGCGCGCGCGTTGCCGAGTTCGACGGCGAGAAGTGGGCTGAGACCGGCAGGAATCCCGAGCCGGGGGCCCTCTCCCGTGGTATTACCACCGGGGTGGAAACTACCAAGGGGCTCCTCTCGGAGGCGCTGCCCGCCCTTGTCCAGAGTGCCTTTGGGTACGATGAGGCTGCCCAGAAGAACCTCCTTGAGTACCAGGAGCGCCTGAAGAAGCTGCAGGAGTCTGGGCTGGGCAGCCGGGTGGGCCTGGAGGACATCAAGGATGTCGGGTCCTTCTTCTCCTTCCTGGGCGAGAGCGTGGGCGAGGGCGCGGTGAGCCTGCTTACCGCCGCCATTCCGGGCGTGGGCCTGGGGGCCGCCGGTGCTTCCACGGTGGGACGAGCCGCTGTGTCGCGCGCCGCCGGAAAAGTGGCATCCACCGCCGCTGAGACTGCCGCCAAGGAGATTGCCAAGAGGGAAGCTGCCGGTATCGCCGTTGACGCGGGTACGCGCGCCGCCATCGAGAAGGCTGCTTTGGAAGCCGCGCCCGCCCTCATCGGCAGGAACTGGGGGCAGATGGCCGGGTTGGCCCTGGGCTCCGCCGCCCAGAATATGCCGGAGACCTTCGCCAAGATCTACACCGAGACGGGCGAGATGCGGCCCGAGGTGGCGACGCTGGTGGGCGGCCTCAAGTCCTCCCTCGACATACTGGGTCCCCTCCAACTCATCAAGAAGACGCGGGGCATCGACTTCTCCGAGAAGCTCTCCGATGTGCTGGCGGGCCGCCTCCTCAAGGGAATGCCGGGTACGGCGGGGGCCATCGGCGGTCTCCTCGAATCCGCCGCCCTCGAAGGTCTCACCGAGGGTACCCAGGAGCTAATTGACCAGCTTGCCGTTGCCACGCTGGCGGACAAGTCCATCAACTGGAAGGACATCGCGCAAGCCTCCCTCAAGGGTGCCTTCGGTACCGCCGTGCCCGGCGCGGCTGCTGGCTTCGTTGGGCAAAGGGCGAAGGCCCGCGAGGCCGCCCAGTTGGGGGAGATGCGCGGGGAGCAGCAGGCCGAAGAGCAGCGCCAAGTGGAGTTGCAGGAGCGCTATGCCCTCTTGGGTGAGGAGCCGCCCGCCGGCCCCAACTTCCAAAGGGATGCTGTTTCCCTCCTGCGCCGCAGCAAACCCAACGTGCCCTTTACCGACGAGGGCCGAGTGGATTTGGAGGCGGCGGAGAAGTACGCCGAGGAGAACCTCCCGCCCTCGCAGCGCAAGGCGTATCTCAAGCAGATGCGCAAATTGGACCTGGAGGCCCAGGACCAAGTCTTCCTGTATGTGAAGGACCAGGAAGCCAAGAAGGTCGCGGCGGAGCAAGAGACCACCCGGCGGGGAGAGGCGCGCCGCGCCGATGAGGCCCAGCGGGCTTCTGACGCCGATATCATCCAGCAGGGTAACGCCGATACCTCCCTGCTGCGCGACCCCGCTTTCCGCCAGCAGTTCGACGAGGCGCGGCAGCGCGAGACCCAGCGACGCACCCAGGAGCGCACGGAGCGCTTGGCCGACGAAGAGATGTTGGCCGGTTTGGGCTTCGGGGATTTCCCGCCCCGCGCCACCCCCCTGCAGACGGAGAGGGCCCAGGTCCCCGAGGATGTCCGTGATGCCCTCCTGGATGCGGGGTATAGGTTAGATCAGATTGCCCAGATGGGCCCCGATGTTGCCCGCAACATCGTACTGAATCTCCGTAGGGAAGAAGGGGCACAGGTTGCCGAGAGGGCACCCAAGCTGCAGTCGTGGGTACGCAAGGAAGTCGAGGACTACCTTGGGGAGCTTAAGGCGGGCCAGCGCGTCTCCCTTCCTGTCATGCAGCAGCGCCTCAAGGATGCGGGACTCGATGCTTCCAAGCGGGATGTCATCGATATTCTTGCGCAGTATGCTCCGGGGGCGGAATCGTATGTGCCGGTGGACGCTCAGTTCCGCCTTGGCCGAGTGCAGGGGGAAGACGGAGTATTCGTCAAGCAGGTGGGTACGCCCTCCGTCACCCCAGTTCGGCAGCAGATCGGGGAGCCCACGGGGGTTCCGACCAAGGGTGGCTTCGAGGGCGTAACGCTGGGCACCGAGGTGTCGCGCCCCGTCACCCCGTTGCAGGGCACCCTGCAGAATCCCCCAGCGGGGCTTACCCCGCAGCAATACGAGGCGATGCGCAACCGCGTCATTCGCATGGACCCCAAGAAGATCCTGACCAAGAAGGATCTGGATGCCGCAGGGGGCCCGGGGGTTGAACTCACCCAGCAGCAGGCCAAGGACATCTGGGAAGCCCTCTCTTCCAACGGGGATGTGAAGCGCGCCGGGCTGGGTTTCCGCGTCAACCCCGAAGCGGAGTTGTCCACCCAGTTTAGGGACGAGGGCAGCCCGCGCACCGACAGGCCCACCGAGGTCACCGGGCAGGAACTCCTCGACAAGGGCACCCGCAACAAGCTATATGGTCTGGGGTATACCCGCGAGGACATTGGCGGGATGTCCCCCGAGGAAGCGCGGGACGTGGCGGATCGCCGCGAGAAGAAGCCCCCCGCTACTCCAGCTTCGGCGCGAAATGAACCTTCCGGTACCCAAGCTTCCCTGAAGCCCGCCGAAGCCGGGATCCCCCAAGCCATGTCCTCTTCGCTGAGGAGCAAGCCCACCCTGGAGTCTGTTGGGTGGTACCAGGACAACCCGGGGTTGCGCGGAAACCAGCGGTGGGTTACGGACAAGCAAGCCCAGGCCGAAGCTTCTGATCCCCAGCGAGCCCTCGTCGGTTCCATTACGGCCAAGTTCCAAAAGAGCGTACCCATCCCCACCGAAATGCTGGCATCCATCCCCGGAGCGCGCGGAGAGCAGAGGCGCAAGGGGGAAAGCCAGTATGACGCCTTGGTCCGGAAGGTCACCAAGAAAGGTTGGGATCCGTCCAACCCCATCACCATTGACGTAAATCATCGAGGCGAGCCCTATATCTACGAGGGTAACACCCGGGTGGCGGTAGCCCGCGACAAAGGGATCCCCGAAGTCCTTGCCGATATACGCTGGCTCAACGGCGGCGAGATGGCCGAGGGAGATTGGACTCCCGCCAAGGTTCTGGAAAAGATCGGAAGCAAGCCCACCGAAACTGGGCAGAAGGCCGCCATCTCTGCTATGTTTCCTGACCTTGACAAAATGAATGTGCCCAAGGGCAGCAAGGAAGTAGCCGACGCCGCCACCAAGCTGGAAGCGGAAATCAACAGGCAGGTGGAGATGGGGGAGCCCGCCACCAAACCCTACGATTGCAGGTAAGAGATGGCCAATAGTTGCAACCCCCAGAGGTCCAAGGTGCTTACCCCCGCTTTCCAGCGGGTGGAGGTGCAGCGCCAGCAGCTTGAGGCGATGAAGGCGGGAGACGAGCCATTCCGCGCCATGAACGGCTTTCTCAAGTTCATGTCGGGCTTCGTCTCGCTGGACAACCTGGCCACCACTTGGCCCCAGTTGCGCCCCTATGTCAACGCCCTGAAGACGGGCGAGCAGATTCGTAGCCGACTGAACTACGAGTATGCCGAGTCGATGCGCAAGGTGGCCGACCTCGACACCAAAGAGGGGCGGGCCATCACCCGCATCATGGAGGTGGAGGATGCCGAGGGCCGCCTCGCCACCGAAAACGGAGATGGCACCGCTACCATCACGGCGCAGCAGGATCACGTCGGCGTCAAGCAGGGCGAGACGGTAACCCTCCCCAAGAAACTGAATGATACCCGCAAGGAAATGCGGCGGGTGATGGACGAACTCTTCACCCACATGATCGATTCCACCAAGGTGGCGATGGGGTATGGGCCCAACGAGACACCCATGGGCAGGGATGCCCTCATCCTTCGGCGCATGGAATCCATCCGCAAGGAGGGCTACATCCCCCATATCCGCAAGGGGCGCTGGGGCATCACCTACAACCTCAACGGGCAGATGCACCTCCAGGACTTCGGGTGGAATCCCATCAAGGGTTTCCAGGGCGGGGGCAAGCAGCAGGCCCTCAAGCGCATCGAGGAGTTGAGGAAGCTGGGGGCCACCGAGATCTCCCAGCCCTTCGACATGGTGGAGCGCAAGGAACTTCTCAAGCAGTTTCTCCCCAAGGTCGATGCCATCACCAAGATGGACATTCTCTTTACGGCCATCCTCAATCCCAAGAAGAATGGCCGGGCTAGCATGGAGGAGGTGAAGGACATCCTTCAGTCCCTCCGGCAGGAAGCTGCCGTGCCCATGGCCCGCCTGCGCAAGCGCGAGAACATTCCGGGGTGGCTCACCCCCGAGAATTACGATACCTACCTCCGTAGTATCTTCGCGCCGTTCGTGGCATCCACCTCCGATTGGGTAGCCAACAAGGCCACCGAGGGGCTGCGCCGGGAGGCGATGGCCTCCATCAAGAACGACCCCAAGTTGCTGGATATCGCCAACACCCAGGAGGAGTACCTTCATAGCAACGAGGCGCGCACCGCCCAGTTGAAGGCCCTGGCCTTCTTCTATACGCTGTGGGGCAACCTCTCCTCCGCCGTCGTCAACTTCACCCAGATTCCCCACGCCTCCCTTCCTTTCCTGGGCGCGGCGGGTGGCACCGGCAATGCCGCCATGCAACTCGGGCGGGCCATCAAGGATATCACCAAGGCCTTCACCTTTTCTGCGGGGGGCGACCCCTTTGAAATCGAGAAGCTGGCGGGCAAGGTGAGTCCCGCCGAGTTGGAGATGCTGCGAGAGGGCTTGAAGCGGGGCCACTTCCAGGCTATGCTTTCGCGCGACCAGGCCCCTACCCAGCTTGCCGGCAGCCAGATAAAGGAGTTGTACGCGGCGGGCAAGCTCATCGGCAAGGTGGTGGAGGTAGGCTCTTACGCCTTCACCGCCGTGGAGACGATGAACCGAATGGCCACGGCCCTCGCTGCCTTCAGGATGGCGCAGGACAAGAAGACCCTGGCCACCCTGGGCAAGTTCGGGAAGAACGTGGGGGTGGAGGTCAACGACCCCATGGAGGCCGCCTTCTTCGCCTCCGATAACACCCAGGGTACGATGTCCAAGGCCTTTCGTGCGCGCTACATGCACGGGATGGCCCTCGGGGTCCTGACGCAGTTTGCCGCCTTCCCCATCTTCATGCTGGGCCTCTTCAACAAGTCGATGCGCTACTACGGGGGCAACCTCGCCAACTCCCCAGAGGCGCGCAAGATGACGACGCTCCTCTTCCTGGGCGTCATGTCCACCTCGGGGATTTGGGGCCTGCCCTTCCTTGCTCCGGCGGGCGATGCCCTCGATTGGTTCACCCGCAAGTTCGGGGTGGAGTTGGGCATCAGTCCCACGGCGGTGCGCGCGCAGGTGCGCGAGGCCCTCCAGGATATGTTCAAGAGTGTGCCCGCCCTCAACTTCTTGGGGACCCCCGCCGAGTTGGCCGACATGGTCCTCAACGGGCCGTTCCGCGCCTCGGGGGTGGATATCTCCAAGAGGACGGCGCTGGACATCATCCAGTTCAATCCGCTGCAACTCGATTGGACCAACTTCGGTCCCCTTGGGGGCGCGGTGGGCGGCGGCATCCGTGACTTCCTGGCCTACAAGAGCAAGGGCGAGGACGCCATGGCCTACGCCTCCCTGGCCCCCTTGATGGTCCGCAACATCGTCAAGTCCCAGGTAATGCAGGAATCGGGCTTCATCACCCCAGGCAAGATCGAGCCGGCGGTGCCCGCCAAGGAGATGCGGGAGGCCGTCGATGTGGCCAAGGTGGGCATGGGCTTCACTCCCACGAAGGTGGCGGTGGGCCGCGAGAAGCTGGAGGAGACCAAGCAACTCGGCACCAAGATGGACGAGGCGCGGCAGTCCTATAGCGACAAGATTGCCACCGCCCTCAACAAGTCCCTCAATGCGCTGGATGCCGAGGCCCGCGTGAAGTACCGGCAAGAAGCCAACGAGTACTTCAAGGAGATTGCCAAGTATGATAGGGGCAAGCCCCTCCGGGACCGCATCATCCAGGATCCCTCCTCCTTCAATACCAGCATCCAGAACAAGCTGAAGAAGATGCAGTTGGGCCCCGAGCGCCTGGAAGCGGTACCCAAGGGGGTTCGCGGGGAATATGCCGCCAGATTGCGAGAGTAATATAGCTTGACTTCCGAGGGCATGCCCCCTAAGATTCAGGCATGCTGCACATCTTCATTGGCTATGACCCTAGGGAGGACATCGCCTACAAGGTAGCCGCGCATAGCATCAAGCGGCATTGTAGCGTTCCCTGCGTCATCACCCCGCTCAAGCTGGACTCCCTGAAGGCTGCAGGGAAGTATTGGCGCACACTCTACCGGGAAGGCAATCAGATGATCGACATGGGGGACGGCAAGCCGTTCTCCACGGAGTTCTCTTTTTCGCGCTTTCTCGTGCCCCACCTGGCCCACCAGAATGGCATCGAGGACCTTGTGGTCTTCGTGGATTGCGACTTCCTCTTCTTCGAGGACATCGCAAAGATGCTCCAGTTCTGTGATCCCGAGCGGGCAGTCTCGGTGGTGCAGCACAAGTTTCGTCCCAAAGAAGCCGTCAAGATGGACGGGGTTGCGCAGCAGCAGTACCACCGCAAGTTGTGGTCCTCCCTCATGGTTCTGAATCCCCTGCACCCCCATTGCAGGAAGCTGGACCTCGAAGCGGTCAACACCCAGAAGGGGTCGTGGCTGCACGGTTTCGAGTGGACCGACTCCATAGGGGAGATCGACGAGACTTGGAACTGGCTTCCATATCACAGTCCCACCACGCGCTACGGATACGAGAGCCCGAAGGCCATCCACTTCACTGACGGGGGACCGTGGTTCCCCAACTACAAGGACGTTCCCTACGCTTCCGCATGGAATGCGGAGAAGGCGCTGGTTGAACACGAGTTCTACAACTGGAACCATAAGGTGGACCTCTTCCGATGAGAATCGTTACTTCTTGGGGGCCGAAGGGCTGGGACCTCTACGGCAAGAACTTCCTGGACTCCACGCGCCTGTGGGATTCCAACATCTCCCTTACGGTGTACGTGGATGGGATGGATCCCTCGGAGGTTTCATGCCAGCACCGGGCCATCGTCGTCAAGCGCCTTGAGGAAGTCGAGGGTTTCAACGAATTCAAGCGGGCCCACGCGGACAAGGATGGGAACACCCCGGAGGGTTACAACTACCGTCTGGACGCCGTGAAGTTCTGCGCGAAGGTCTTCGCTCTGCACGATGCGGCTCGTGATCCGGCGTCCTTCCTGTGGCTCGACGGCGATGTACTCACTGCAAAGCCCCTCACCCTGGGGTGGCTCCACGAGATATGTAAGGGGCACGTCACCCACCTGGGCCGGAAGGGCATCAACTACTCGGAGACGGGCTTCATCTACTTCGCCGGCAACGAGGGGCGCACCCTTATCGCCGATATGTACGACATCTACATGACGGGGGAGATCTTCAACTATAGCGAGTGGACCGACGCCTTCATCTTCGAGCGTGTCCTCCAGATGCACAAGATGCATGGGCTGGAGGCCGTCAACCTCGTGGACCCCGACTACGTGGGGTTGGATGCCTTCGAGAACAGCCCGCTGAAGGAGGTCTTCACCCACCTCAAGGGGGCTCGCAAGAACACCAAGGTGGTGGGCATCAAGACCCGATACGACCAGTTGCTGGCCCTCGTCCAGCACTACATGCCCAGCACCATTCTGGAGACCGGCACGTGGAATGGTGACCGGGCCCTGCAGATGGCGCAGGTTGCGTTTGGGAAACACGACCACGTTGTCTACCACGGCTACGACCTCTTCGAGGAGGCATCGGCGGATACCGACGCCAAGGAACACAACATCAAGAAGCACTTCTCCCTGGAGGATGTAACCAAGAAGTTGGGAGAGTTCGCGGAGGCGATGGCCGCCAAGGGAAAGAAGTTCGAGTTCCACCTCACGAAGGGGGACACCAAGGATACCCTCCGGGAAGTGGCGGGCGTGGAATTCGCGTGGCTCGACGGGGGCCACTCGGTGGATACCATCGCACATGATTGGGAGATGTGCAAGCGCATTCCCGTGGTGGTCTTCGACGACTACTACGTGGCGGACCCCGAGGGTGGGATGCCCGCCGCCGAGTTCAGGGGGGTGGAGGCCACCTTCACCCGCATCCTCCGGGAGAAGCGCGTCTACAAGAGCAAGGATAGGGTGTCCGGGGGTGGCATCGTCCAGATTGCGGCGGTGGGCGAGGGCCTCCCCGACCTACCGGGGGCGGGCATGGGGGGTGTGCCCCTCAAGGTCACGGCGCAGGATTGCATGCCCAAGGACCACATCATCAGCAACGTCAAGGAGAACATGGAGTTGCTCTCCCGGTGGGTCACCAAGGCGCGGCCCCACTCCCGCAAGCTGGTGATCGTGTCGGCGGGCCCTGACATCCACAAGAGGAAGGACAAGATCCTCAAGATGTGGCGGGAGGGTGCCGACGTGGCGGTGGTGAAGCACTCGCTGCCCACGGTGCTGGGCTGGGGCATCGACCCCCACTACCTCGTGCTGCTGGATCCGCGCCCCGTCGATGGCATCTCCACCCACGGCATCAAGCGTACCGACCTCCTTGAGGATATTCCGCCCACCACGAAGGTGCTGGTGGCTTCGATGTCCGACCCCTCCGTCACGCGGCACGTGATGGCGCGCACCAAGAATGTGTGGGGCTGGCACGCCATGACGCAGGCGCTGCTGAAGAGCGAGGTGTTCCCGCCAGGTTCCCTTTTGGTCAACGGCGGCACCTGCGCGGCGTGGCGGGCAATGTCCCTGAGCCTCTCCCTGGGGTATAGCGAGTTCCATCTCTTCGGCTTCGACTTCTGCTACCCAGAGGGGCAGATCGACAAGACGGCCAAGGATGAGCAGGGTCGCCCCAAGTACCTGGAGATTTCCATCGGGCAGACGGGCAAGAAGTTCTGGAGCACGGGGGAGTTGATTGCCGCAAGCCAGGACGCCCAGTACTTCTTCGAGCACGCCCGGGAGATGGGCATGCGCATCTACTGTCATGGGGAGGGCGTGGGCCCCACCATCTGGAAGCTCATCCTGGGCGACAAGAAGCAGGAGCTTCCGACCCTAGAGGAGATCTTCAAGTGAACGTCCTCATCCTCCCGGATTCCCACGCGCGCCCCGGAGTCAATAACCGCCGGTTCGAGTGGCTCCTCAAGTACCTCAAGGATACCCAGCCGGATATGCTCCTGTGCCTGGGGGACCTGGCGGATATGCCTTCCCTCTCCTCCTACGACGGGAGTGCCCTCACGGGCAATGGGCGGCGGAAGGGCAGCTTCGACGGCAGGACAATCAACGCCGACATCGCCGCCGCCAACCAGGCCCTCTTCACCCTGGGGTTGTGGAAGGGCAAGAAGGTCTTTCTCATGGGGAACCACGAGGCCCGCATCGATAGGGCGGTGGACAACGTCCCCGAGCTACGGGGTACCCTTAGTACCGACGACCTAGCTTTGGCTACCTGGGAGGTGGTGCCCTTCCTTGAGGAGTTCCAGGTGCGGGGCCTCGCCGCCTCCCACTACTTCGTCACGGGGGTGATGGGCAAGAGCGTGAGCGGGGAGTACCCGGCGGCCACCCTCCTCAAGAAGCAGTACCGCTCATGCGTCATGGGCCATACCCACATCTGGGACGTGGCCATCCGAAAGGGCAGGGAGAAGCTCTTCTCCTTGGTGGCCGGCTGCTATCTTGACCCCAACCAGAAAGAAGGCTATGCTGGTCCCGCCCAGGCCATGTGGACTTCCGGGGTCACACTACTTAAGGGTGTGGCCGGGGGGTTCCCGCATGACGGTTGGGAGTTTATTAGCACCCGGAAGCTGGAGCATACCTATGGCTAAGACACCCGCGTGGCAGCGCAAGGAGGGGAAGTCCGAGTCGGGCGGCCTCAACGCCAAGGGCCGCGCCTCCTACAATAGGGCCAACCCTGGCAAGCCTGGCCTCAAGGCCCCGCAGCCCGAGGGCGGTCCCCGCCGGGATAAATTCTGTGCCCGCATGAAAGGGTTAAAGAAGAAGCTCACCAGCAAGGAAACGGCTAACGACCCCAACTCCCGAGTCAATAAATCCCTGCGCGCGTGGCGGTGCTGATGGCCAAGTCAACCCCCAAGAACCCCAAGCTGTGGGCTGCCACGAAGGCGGCGGCCAAGCAGAAGTTCGATGTGTACCCCAGTGCGTATGCCAATGCGTGGGCTGCCAAGGAGTACAAGAAGAAGGGCGGGACGTGGGGAGGCGCGGACAACCGCGTGAAGAAGAAGTGAAGGGCGGCCTGGGCAAGTGGTTCGGGGAGAAGTGGGTTGACGTGAAGACGGGCAAGGAGTGTGGCCGCAGCGGTGCCGAGAAGGGCAAGCGCGGCTACCCAGCATGCAGGCCCGCCACTGCTGCCGCCCGCATGACCCCCTCGCAGAAGGCTACGATGGCCGCCAAGAAGACCGGGCCCCAGCGCAAGAGTTGGCCCATTAGCCCCTCGGGGAGAAGGAAGGATTAAGATGGCTGAGAAGTGGATCCAGAAGGCAGTGAAGAAGCCGGGCGCGCTGCGTCAGGCGCTGGGTGCCAAGGAGGGTGAGCCCATCCCCGCCGGCAAGCTGACCAAGGCGGCGAAGGCTCCGGGCAAGATGGGCCAGCGGGCTCGCCTCGCCCAGACCCTCAAGGGCTTCAAGAAGTAATGAGAGATGGAAGCTCTGGAGGCCGTATTGAGGCTGTGGCCTTTGGCTATTGGCTTCATCACGTTGGTGATCGTTCTCGCTAAGTTGGACCAGAGGGTGCTGGTGATCGAGGAAAAGGTCAAGGCACTCTTCGATCTCTGGAACAAGAAGGGTTGACCATGGATTTCATGAAGGTCATCGGGGCCGTTGCCCCTACGCTGGCCACCGCCATGGGCGGACCCCTCGCGGGCATGGCCGTCACCGCTATCGCGGGGGCCCTCGGGCTGCCTGTGGATGCCAACAAGGATGACCTGGCCAAGGCCGTGGCGGGGGCTACCCCCGAGCAACTGGTGGCCCTGAAGAAGGTGGACAACGACTTCGCCGTGAGGATGAAGGAGCTGGACATCGACCTCGAGAAGATTGCGGCGGGGGACAGGGATAGCGCTCGGCGTCGTGAGGCCAGCGTCAAGGACTTCATGCCCCGCCTCCTCGCCTTCCTGGTGGTGGGTGGGTTCATGGGCACGGTCTTCGCCGTCCTCCTGGGCTACGTGGATGGCATGAGGGATCCCATGATGGCCACCACGGTGGGAACCCTCATCGGCTTCGTGTCGGCAAAAGCGGAGCAGGTCATCGCCTACTACTTCGGCAGCAGCAACAGCAGCCAGCAGAAGACTGCCCTCTTGGCGGAGAAGAAATGATGAAGGACAACTTCGATAGGTGCCTCGCTGAGGTGCTGCGCCACGAGGGCGGGTGGGCCGACCACCCCAAGGATCCCGGCGGGGCCACCATGCAGGGGGTAACCCTTGTCACCTACTCCAATTGGTTGGGCCGCGAGGCCACCAAGGATGAACTGCGCAACATGCCGCCGGCGCACCGCGACGAGATCTACCGCAAGCACTACTGGGATAAGGTGAAGGGGGACGAGCTACCCAAGGGGGTGGACCTTTGCCTCTTCGACTTCGCCGTCAATTCGGGTCCCAAGCGGGCAGTGGTGGCGGTGCAGGAGGCGCTGGGGGTCAATGCCGATGGGGCGCTGGGTCCCATGACGCTGGGTGCCATCCAGAAGGCGACGCCCTCCGCGCTCATCCCTTGGGTGATTGAGTATCGGCTGGCCTTCCTCCAGAGGTTGCCCATCTGGGATACCTTTGGAAAGGGCTGGACCAAGCGCGTCAAGGATGTGCAGAGCGTAGCCATGGAGATGGCGTCATGAAGAAGCTGGCCCTCCTCCTCGCCCTGCTGCCGGGGGTGGCGTGGGCCAACTGCGGACCCGCACAGGGGGTGGCGCGCTATCTCCTTGACAACTTCGGGGAGGTGCCTCAGGTTACCTTCCAGGCCCCCGAGATCACCTACACCTTCTATGCCGGTACCAAGAGTTGGACGCTGGTGGGTGTGAAGGGCGACGTGGCCTGCATCGTCACCGAAGGAAAGGCTTGGAAATTCAATGGCACACTTTAATCAATCGTGGGATCTGCCCCCGCTCGTTGGCTCCTGCTATATGTATGGACCGCTGAAAGACGACCCCACCCTCAAGGAAGTGAAGGAGCTTCTCCTCAAGATCCTTGAGAAGCTAGAGCGTCATGAAGGCGGGTGACCTCTACTATATCGAGTGGGTGGACGCTGCGACGCTGGGCGGCCATGAGTGGCGGGAGAAGAAGGAGATCGACTCTCTCGCCGCCCCCCACATTCGCACCGTGGGCTGGGTCCACAAGGTGACGGATACCAGCGTCCTCATCGTCAGTACCATGGACCTCCATGATACCAACGATCCCAGCTACTGGGGGGAGATGATGATTCCCCTTGGGTGCATCACCAAGAAGAGGAAGCTGCGATGACCATCACGCGCGCCAACATCCCCGCCCAGATTTCGAGGCCGCCCATGAAGAAGAAGATGGCGCAGGGCAAGCCCAAGAACGTGGGCAAGCTGGCCAAGAAGATGCTGAAGGAGATCAAGCGTGGCTGACATCGTGGACTTCAGGGCAAAGCACATACCCGAGGGGATGCGCCCCGCCAAGGAGGGGGACACCGGCATGCCGGAGATTACCCAGGCCCTCGCGGAGTTGCAGAAGCTGGTGGCCGAGGGGAACCTGGAGGGATTCGTGGTGGTGGGGATGACGAAGGACAACGATTCCTTTGGGACCATCGCCGGCCTCATCTCCCCCGTGCAGATGGCGGGGATACTGGAATCGGTGAAACTCCAGCTTCTCCTGGGTTAGTTGCCTTCGAGGTCCCGCAGGTGTTCTGCGATAACCTCTAGAAGCTGCACGATGTCCTCCAGGTGGGTGGGCTCCGCAGTGTTGTCCTGCAGCCACTCGTCGAGGATCTCCAGCATTTCATTCAGCGCCATTGTATCTCTCCATACTCGAAGGGTTTGAGGGTAAGGATGTCCCACGGGTCGAGGGAGAAGGGCTCCCCGTCGTCGAGGTTCTTGTAGATCTGGCAGTAGGAGAGGCTACGCCCGGCGAAGATGTGCTGGAGGGCAACCCCGTAGACTTCGCGTAGCTTCTTCTCCACGTTGCGCTTCTGGGTGAGCTTCACCTCCACCACCACGACGGGACCCTTGGGGGGCACGACGATGATGTCGGGCTGGCACACCGACTTGTCCCAGTAGATCCATTGGCCGTGGATGATGAAGGTGTCGAGGTTGCCTCCCTCCGCCAGGTGGCGCACCACCTTCTTCTCGTAGAGGATGCCCTTGCGCTGGATGCGCGTAGGCTTGTCCTTGGGGAGGTAGAGGGGCCTATGCCCCAGATGCGGAGAGGACATCCAACACGGCTCCCACGATCTCTACGGGGTTACCCTCCTTGTCGCGCAGCGCTGCTTCGCGCATCACGGAGAGAGGCACCCCATGCTGGAGGGCGAGGGATACGAGGGTGGCGGCGGTGCAGCAAATGGCATATAGGTCCGTGCCCGCCCGGGGCCCCGAGATGAAGACCTCCCACACCTTCCCGCCGAGGGTGGAGTAGGAGAGGTGGTAGCGCTCCCCGTTGAAGAGGAGTTCCTCAACGGTGCTTTCGCGCCGGTTGGGCAAACGGAAACGTGAACTGGAGAGTGCTGCGGATGACATAGACGGTACCTTCCTTTTCGACCCAGACCTTGACTTCGTGGCCGCGCTTCCTCCAGTACGCCCGGATGGAAGAGGCTAGCCGCTCACTGTGGAATTTGCTGCCGAGGTAGTCAGGCCAGTCCATCCGGGTTGTCCTTCTTGCGCTTGCCCCAGTTCATCCCTGTTTGGGATTCCCACGGGATCGTCATCTCCCGAATGTTACCCCATATGTCCTTTACCTGCAAGGGAAATGTCAGCGCCTCCACGATGCGGGGCACCAGGGTGTCCTTGAGGTGCAGGGGGATCTGGCCGAAGGCAGCATCGTGGATGTTGTTGAGGATCTGCACCTCCGGGAGGGTTTGGCGGATGGCGAGGAGGCCCCGCGCGGTCATGTCCCCCACGGTACTCTGGGGCACGTAGGCGATGGCCGCCCTTATGGTGGTGTCGTCGCGGGGGTTCTCCCAGAAGTTGCGCCGCCGACCAAAGGGGGTGACTAGGTGGCGCTCCGTCTGCACCTGCTGGGCCACCCAGACCTGCCACTTCTTGAGGTTGGGGAAGGTGCGGAAGTACTTGGATTGGAACTCCTCGATGAGCTTGGTCTCCACCTTGAGGACGCGCGCGATGGTGTAGGCGCTGCCCCCGTAATTGCTGTTGCCAGTGACCATGATCTTGTTGTTGCGCCGCACCAGGAAGTAGGAGGTGGGCACGGTGAGGCAGTGCACTGGCGTCCCCTCAGTGGGGATCTTGGTGACCTTCAGGTGGGACGCGCGACTCAAGGTGCGCCGGTTGAGATTGGCCTTGTGGACGATGCTGCCAAAGCCACTGAGGGTGGTTCCCTGGTAGGTGGTTCCCTTCCCGCACAGGGCGGCGATGGTCTGGTACCAATCGATGGTTTCCTTGCGGACGCTATGGAAGCTGACATGGGTCTTGCCCACGTGGGAGTCCCAGTGGCGGGTCTCATCGAGCCATGCCTCAAGGGCTGCACGGGACCACCCCAAGAGGTAGGGGCCGGGCAGCTTGAAGCCATCGGGGTTGAATACCTTGCGGGAGATGGTGCAGGACTTTGCGCCCTTGCTATCCGTCACCCAGTTTTGGGGGCCGAAGAGGAAGTCAACCCGCTTGATCTTGCGCGGCTTCTTGAGGTGGAAGCGGAGGTTGCCCGAGGTGCTGCTGCCATCGGCTTGCAGGGCGGCAATGCGCCTTGCCTCAAGGGGGGTGACGGTCTGCTGGCCCCCGACATAGTGGCCGACCACGGGCAGGCGAGCAGAGGAAGGGAGGGCTTCGGCTGGTGCCACCTTGAACTTGTTGTCGGTGGTGTAGGGCATCCGGTGATCGTGGGTGGCAAGGAGGGAATAGGCCGTGCCCTCGAACTGATGGAGGGTTCCCTCGTAGAGGAAGCTGGTCACCCCCAAGGTGGGCTGGAAGGAGATGGATCCATCGGTGTCCCAGCAGGCGACGCGCATCCCCACATTGATGGTGTTGATGGGTTGCCACCCAGAGGGGGTCAGGACCTCGTGGTCGGAGGTGAGGCACCCATGGGCCGCCCTCTTGGCAATGTCGCGGTAGGACATCTCGCGGTAATATTTGCGGTCGGCCAACTCACGGCGGGGCTCGAAGCCGAAGACCATGGCGGCCACCATCGTGTGTACGTCCCCCGACTCGATGGCCTTGATGTAGTTCTCGTCCCCCGCCACGTAACCGACGACGCGAGCCTCTGCCCCCTGCTGGTCGCAGTTGAAGAAGATGTGGCCGGGGTCGGGGATGAAGATGCGGCGGATGTAGTCGTCGATGTTCTGGAGGTTGGAGCCCATCCCAAAGGGATGCTCGCTGCTGGACCAGCGCCCGGTGTCGGTGCCGGCGATGTTGAAGTTTGCATGCCAGCGCCCCGAGGGAGAGAGCTTCTTGGTGAGGGTCTCCACCGTCTTTTCGAGGTCGCGCATCTTCAGGAGGTGGGAGGTGACGGGCATGGCCCGCGAGTACTCCCGGTGCAGGCGCTCCAAGGCGTCGCGGTCGGTGGATACTTTCTTCTCGCCCTTCTTGGAAACGATAACCTGGGGGAGGAAGAGGCGGGTATAGAGGAGATCTTGTAGCTGCAGGTAGCTGCGGGGATTGAAGGTCTTGCCCCACACCCCGGTGCAGAGGGCGTCGAAGTTCTGCTCGATGCGATCAAGGCGACCCTGGAGGTGGGCCACCATGCCGTCGCGCTTCTCGGTGTCGACGAGGATGCCCCGCTCCATCATTTCGAGGACGAGGGGGAGGAGGGAGCGCTCGAACTCGTAGGTGGGGGAGTGGGGCAGGGCGGCATCGACCTCCATGGTCATTAGGCCGTCGAGCCCATTATAGACCATTTGCTGGAGGGCAAGGTCCATTGAGGGCAGGTTGTCCGTCTCGATGATACGCAAGGTCGAACTCCAATGCGTGTGAGAGTTGGATGAGGAGGGCGAGGGCGTGGCTGCGCGCAAGGGGAATGCGGGTGAGGTTGCCGTCCACCACCACGTTGGCCGTCATGCCCTCCGAGGTGGAGGTGACGAAGAGGAGGGACGACGGCTTGTACTCAATCATAGATGATCTTGCGGTTGATGGTGCGGCCCTCGTCCATCATGCGCTGGACGGCGCGGCGGAAGTAGTCGTAGTCGATTCCCAGGATGGCGCACATCCCCTTTAGCTCGGTGGGCTTGGAGGAGAAGATGATGTCGCGGGCCGACTTGCGATCCCGTGGCTTGGCATTGGGGTTGGTGGCGTCGTCCACGGCTTGCACGATGACGGCCAGCAACAGTTTCTTCTCGGGGGTGAGGGTCCGGTCGGTATCTTCGTGGGCAAGGTTGTACGCGAAGGAGTCGAAGTCTGGATGGAGGAGGGAGTTGACGCGCTGCTTACTCATCCTTCTTGTTCCTGTCCTTTACCTTTCCGACGCGCATCAGCTTCCATGATTTCTCGTTGCAGTAGATGCTGCCCAGGAACCCGAGGGACTTGAGCCACTCGATCTCGTTGGAGTGGGACTTCAGCATCGTATCCTCTACGGGATATCGGATCTTCATACCCATCTCGATGAGATAGGTCAAGTCATACACGGCGTTGTGCGCCACTTTGCGCAGGGGGGAAGCCATCAGCTTCTGGACCCGCAGCCACATGGCCACTTCGGTTTCGAGATCCCAGAAGGATTCGGGGAACCAGATGGGCAGGACGTACACCTTGGTGGGCGAGGGGGCAAAGCAGATCATGGTGATCTGGCCCCGCGAGGTCTCGATGTCGAAGGCGAACTGTCCCTCCTTGAAGATATCCGCAACCGCTGCATCCATGTCGGCCACGCTCTCCACGATGTGGATGCGTCGGCGGGGGAAGGTGCTGCGGGGCTTGAGGGATTCCTGCCACGCCTTGCGCATATCCATGGCCACCACGGGCAGGAGGCCCTGCTGCTTGACGATGGCGCGGGGGTTGTGCGTGGGGATGACGCGGATGCCGTTGTCGTAGTAGAGGATGTTGCCCCGGTGGTCCGAGAGGTTCTCCCCCGTCAGGCACCACAAGGAGAAGTCACCCATGGCGAGGATAAGGTTGTGGCCCTTGGCCACCTCGCGCGCCTTCTGGTAGTGGGGGAGATACTTGCCCTTGAGGATGCCGGCTTTGTGGCGCGGGTTGCCGGCGTCATCCAGGGGGCAATCCTTCTTCTTGTGGAAGAAGTTGTTGGGATTGCCGTAGGGGGCAAGGTCGGGGAAGACTGTATGGATTTCGTGGGGGCCGAGGTCGGCATAGCGCGCGGCCATCTCGAAGAGGGCGGCGGGGTACCCGGAGAGGGGCTTGCCCTCCTTGAGATCCTGGATGCTGGGATAGTCGAGGAGGACAAGCATGGTATCTCCGGGGAATTGAGGTGGCGGTGGGCAGTACCCCCTAAACGCGAAGCTACGGTGTAAAGTACTGCCTTGCTGCTCTTGGACGCCGCCACTCGCCCTCAACTACACACCGCAGCTATGGTGGGAGAGGGGTGGTGGTGGAGACAGGTGCATCACGGCCCTGAGGTGCAGGGATGCGTGTGTCTCCTTGAGGGCGCCACCACACGCCCTTCGGGGTAGCCTCAGGTACCCCGATTACGCCGCCGCGAAGTCCACGACGTTGGTGTAGTCCTTGCCGTTGGACCCCTTGGTGGTGGCGTACACGATCACGGCTTCGAGGCCCACCATGTTCTCGAACTGCTCCTTCCACGCCACGCCGTCAGCGAGGGACGGATAGAGCTTCTTGAGGTTGCGCTTGGTGTACTTCTTGGCGGCGGGGGTGAAGTACATGCGGCCAGTGCGCAGCGGGCGGTTGAGTTCCACGCCGGTCATGTCCTGGCCGGAGAGGGCATCGCGCACCTTGAATTCGAGGACGACGTAGGGCTTGTCCTCGGCGGCGTCAATCTGGTAGCCCGAGACGTAGGCCAGGTACTTGCCCGGCGGGATGTCGCGGATGTCCTCGATGTCGCCGGGGGTCGTGTTCCAAAAGTCCATTTTCGATTCTCCTTTACGATTCGATCTGCTTGAAGATGGCACCCAGATCGAATGGTGCCTCTGCCTGCACCCGGTGGGGTGCGCTGCATTTCAGGTAACCCATATCACGAGTGGTCTGCGTGTGCAAGACCGGCTTTCCATCTTTTCGCGAGGCGAGCCACACGTTGTTCATGTAGCGCGCGACGACGTTGGGAAGCTGCTGCCCCAAGAAGGAGGGGAAGGCGCGCATGAGACCGCCGGTCTTCTTGTTCTCGATGAGGCGGATGTGGGCGATGAGGATGAGGTGGAAGTTGTAGCGGTCGCTGGTGAGGCGCGCAACCTGGTTCTCGAAGCGCTTGTTCATCACGCCCCACATCGACTGGTCGAAGCCCGCCTTGTCGTCGGAGATGCCGTTCTCCTTGAGGACCTGCGACATGCAGGTATCGTTCCAGAAGGTGGCGCTGTCGACGACGAGCACGGTGTTGCTATCCCACGTGGTGAGATCACCGAGGTCCTCCTCAGGAAGCTTCCACTGGGTGGTAAGGGCAATGGACTTCTTCCACGAGTCGGGGTCCTTGGCGGGGATGCTGTAGTAGGAGACGTTGCTACCCTTGCCCTCCTGCAGGTAGGCGTTGAGGATGGCGAGGTTGTTGTCGAGGTCGAGGATGCGGACCTTGTAGTCCTTGTTGGCCAAGGTGGCCATGAGTCCGGTCTTCCCTGCCCCGGGGTCACCTAGGAGGAGAAGCTTCACTCGCTTCTGGTTTGGGTGGTTGAGGAAGGATGGCATTTCTGGCTCCAATCTATTTCATAATCGTAGGCCCAAGAGGACGACCCATCCGGGAGGATGATGTCGTAGATGCTACCTAGCAGGTCGTAGCCGTGGGGGTCAACAACTTTTATGGGGGTCCCGGCGGGGTGCGGGCCGAGGGGGGTCTTCAGTTTGTAATCTGCTGCCATAGCCACACACCAGCGAGGATGGGGAGGACGAGGGAAGCGCCGAGGGAGACAACGATGAGGATGGCCGCCGCCCACGGAACGAGTTCGTCAATAGCTAGATACCACGCCCGCCTCGCGAAAGAGGTCACGTGAGAGGAAAGCTTCCGCGCCCCATCGCGAAGCAAACTCGGAAGACATTGGAGATGATACCACACGGCGGATTCCTTTCGAGATGACGGAGAGAGCGCAGTTGCAGCAGGGCGGGTGGGTGACGTAGAGGGTGGCACCTTGCGTGGGGAAGTGTGCGTTGTCAAGCACGTTGCGCTCGGCGTGGATGGTGTAGCGCAGCTTGATGTCCCGGTCGTTGAGGCGGGAGGCGGAGTCGAGTACGCCCCCAGGGAACCCATTGTACCCCAGGGCGACCTGCCGCTTGTCGGTGCCCACGAGGACTGCGCCCACCTTGGTGCTGGGGTCCTTGCTCCACGTGGAGATGTGGTGGGCAAGGGCGAGGAAGCGCTCATCCCACATTAGGCCACGCGCCACACCCGCAGGCCACGGACGCCGTTTTCTTCGACGGTGCGCACCGTGAAACTGGAGCCCAGCTTCTTGCGGCACCGATTGATGGAGTTGCTAAGGGTGGAGCGCACCTGGGTTGCTACGAAGAAGGAGTCGCCCACCTGCATGAGGTCAAGGGGGTACTTGATGGGGCGGCCCCGGCGCGGGGGGATGGGCAGGTTGTTCTGGATCTCGATCATGTCTCATTCCTTTCTATGCGGAGAGTGTATCCTGCTACCAGCAGGACAGAGTGGAAGTCAAGGAGGTTGGGTGTGCGATCCCCGCGTAGCCACTTGCGGAGGGTTTGACGGTGTATACCGGCGCGCTTGCAGGTGTCAAGCAGGAAGCCGGCGTCGTCGGCAAGGATGGCACCGAGTTGCTGGATGAGGGGATCAACGTCGGGGAAGACTCCCTTGTAGTTGGCCTTGGCTGCGGCGAACATGGCTTTCTCTTGGCGCACCCGCAGGGGCACCTGGTGTGTCATGTTACGTCCTTTCCTGCGAGGAGGTCGCGAGCCAGGGAGGGTGCATCCCAGAAGCCGTCACCCTCCACGATCTTCTGGAGACCGGCGCGGTAGCGGGCGATCTCATCTCGGAGGGCGTCGCCTTCAGCCAGTTCGCGATTTAGTCTTTCCAACTCCTCCACGCGGGCGCGGAGGCTATCAGTTAGAATTGTCGCAAGTCGAGCGCATTCCAAATGCTCCTCTTTAAGCCTTCTATTCTCGATTCGCAGCTTGCTCACGATGTCGCTCATGGCTTGGCCTCCTTCAGGGCAGCGAGCAGGGCTTTGAATTTCTCTCCCCAATACCAACTGCGCTCGTAAGCGAAAAAATCGTCTGCTGCTGCGCGGATGCGCTCCAGCACCTCCACGCGGGCGCGGAGGCGGGTGATCTCCCTCGCTGCGTCCAATTGAATTTCTGGTGAATCATAATAAGAGTACATCGTGTTTTCTGTTAAGAGAC